TTGCGCGAGCGATGGAGCGAGCCGCGGCCGAGCTTGAAGGCGCCTATGCCACCGCGATGGAGGCAGGCGCTCTCCTCGTGGAAGCGACCGCTAAAGCCGAATTCGGCCACTACCAGCGCGAAGACATGGGGCCGTTCGAAGAATGGTCCGAACTGCAGGACGCGACGAAACAGCAGCACATTCAGGCGATCGTCGACGGCGAGGCTGCCCCCGATGCTGGTCCAAACACGCCTTTGCTCGTCAAAGGTGGACTGCGCGAGAGCATCGAGCATGAAGCTGGCCCGCGACATTTCACGGTGGGCAGTAAGTCCGAGATCATGGTCTATCAAGAACTGGGCACCGCAGAGGGGATTCCGCCGCGCCCGGTGCTCGGCCCCGCCCTATACCGAGATGCCGAAGAAGTCGTGAATCTTGTCGGCCAAGCCGTAGAAGACACCATTGCAGGCAAGAAATGACGATCAACGCCTATTCGATCGCCGTCACGGCGGAGTTGACGGATAACGTCAGCAATCGCCTGATGCTCATCGCGGAATGGGCGGACAAAGCCAATACGGCGATGCTTTCGTTCGCCGAGGCGGCGCGCAAGGCCTCGGCATCTGGCCTGGGGATGGCCCGCAATTTCGAGAAGGCTGCTGCCGCGGCAACAGCGCTCGGCGATAGCGCCGGCAGCTTGACACGTGCCAGCTATGTACTCGACACGATGGCGGCGAGCAGCGCCGATTTCGCTCGCAATATGGCGGCGGCGCGCGCCGAGGCTAATTCGATGCATCCTCCGCGATGGAGCGCTACCGGTGGCGGTGGTGGCGGCGGTGGTGGCGGCGGTGGTCGAAGCGGTGGAGTTGGCGGCGGAAGTCGAGGTGGCCCTCTTGCCGTACGAGAAACGCCGGGCGGCGCGCTCGTTGTCCAAAATGGCGGTCGATACACGTCGGACGTAATCGATGGCGACGGACTGATCACTGAAGTGCCGCTAGGCGGATCCGGCGGCGGCACTGTGGCGGCAGGCCCGCGTCGCTCGAACGGCAACGTTGGTGCCGCGACTGGTGTGGCGACGGCTGGAATGCTCTACGGCGCGTATGAGAACGCTCGTCTGAATGACCAGAACGTCAAGTCCGTCGCGACGGCCCAGATCCCGTTCAGCCAATGGCAAGGAAGTCTCGCCGAACTGCGTTCCCGCGAGATGGCATATGCGAGCCAGTACGCCTGGGCGACGGGCGGCCATATAGAGCCGTTCGGCGAGTCGATGCTTGAAGGCTCGCGGCTGATGCGCACGTTGTCGGCAGCGCAGCAGCGGCAGATGCTGGACTTCGCGATGCCGTATATCGCGCTCGAGTCCAAGCTCAAGGGCGTTTCGATGCCGGAAGCGACGCAGGCTTTTATCGGTCTCTCGCACATGGCCGGCGCATACACGCCTCAAGCTGCGCAGCCGCTCTATGAGTCGATGCTCCAAGCGTCGCTCACCTCGCACGCATCGCTTGGCCAGATCGCGCGCGCGGCGAGTTATGCCCTACCCGCCCTTCATGCGGCCGGCGCGAATTCGAGCGACGTCATGCTGCTCGTCGCGACGATGATGCAGGGCGGCATCATGAACACGAAGTCGGGCACGTGGCTTAACGCCATGGCCATGAATTCGCTGCCTAATACGCTCGGCAGCGGGCTGTTTTCGAACAAGAAGCAAAACGAGGCACTCCAAGCGCTCGGGCTCTATCACGGCAACCAGTCTGCGTTCTACGCGAACGGCAACATGGACTTGATGAAGATCGTGTCGATCCTGGCGGCCGATCGCGAGAAGATGGAGCCTCTGAAGTTCAATGCGCTCCTGAAGATGGCGTTCGGCACGCAGGGGCAGCGCGGGGCATCGTTTTTCAGCGAAGAGTCGACGATCGGCAACCTGCATGCGCTCGCCGACTTGAAGAACTTTTCGCAGCCGCCGATGGACGTCGGTCAGATGATTTCCCAGGTCAGCACTGTTGGCCTCGCCGATCAGACGATCGCCAACGCCAACATCACGCTGATGAACGGCACGCAGGCGATGATGGGCCCGATCAATTCGCTCTTGAAGGGCGCGGGCTCCTTCTTTGGCAGCACGGCCGATTTTTCGAAGGATCACCCGATCCTGGGCGGAGCGCTGGATCTCGGGATGCTGTTCGGCGGTGCCGTGGCCGGGATGGGCGCATGGAAGGGCGCCAAGGGCGCGACGGGCATGATCGAAAAAGGCGCGGTCAAGCTTTCGAAATTCCTCGTGAGTGGCGCCGGCACCATGCTCGCTCGAGCGGCTACCGCGATCACTGGCGAAGAAATCGGCGCAGCCACTCTGGCGGCGATTGGCGGCGAAATCGCGATCGGGACGCTTATCGCGGGCGGTATCGCCTATTTGATCCACCGCGGCTACGAGTCGCTGACGTCGAAGATGACGCCTGATCAGCAATTGACGTTCTATCAGGGCATCGCGGGCGGCGGTCCAGCCTTCGGTGGTGACAACGTGACAAAGGCGGATCCAGCCGCTAAGCACGATACGCATGTCACCGTGAAGATCGACAGCCACGATGTCGCAGCACATGTCGAGAAGAAGATGATTCCGCCGAAGACGACTGGGCCGACTGGCTTCAATGGTGATTCGACGGTCTACACGCCTGCAATGGGAGTGTTTTGATGAACCCCTTTGCAACTCTGACGCTGGACACGCCGAATGGAGTATTCACGTTCAGCGGCGCCGAAGTGCCGGAGAGCATCCAATTCGGCGGCCAACAGTTGCTCGACGTCAAGAAGATGATCGGCGGCCGGCGCCGCATCAACGCGATGGGCGCGGACGATTCCCCGCTGGCTTGGTCGGGGTTGTTCCTCTACGCATCCGCCGTCGATCGGGCGCGATTCCTCGACAGCGTTCGTCGCGAAGGGTTGCAATGCACGCTGTCGTGGGACGCACTTCGCTACACGGTGGTCGTTGCCGAGTTCCGAGCGACGTACAAGTACCCGTTCAAAATCCCGTATTGGATTCGGTTCGAAGTCGTTGAAGATCAGACGGCGACCGTCGATTCAGTCCCGACCGTCACGCCGGCGCAGGCGTTGGCGGCCGACATGTCGCGCATGGGCACGCTGTCGAACTGCCTGGGCGATTCGACGCTCAACGGTCTGATCGGCGACTTGAATTCGGCCATGAGCGCGGTACAGACGGCAGTGCAGCCGATCGCGAACGGCCTGAAAGCGGTCACGTCGTTTATTTCCGGTGTCGCCAACTGCGCCGATGAGATCGTCAACACCGCGGAATCTGCCATCTCTTCAGTAACAGCGCCTCTCGCGGCGGTTGCGACGCGCGTGCAAGGCATGATTGCGACGGCCGAAAACACCGTTGCGAACGTGGCCGGCGTCGTGCCGGGTCTTCCGGCCGCGACGAATATCTATAACGCACTGTCGAAGATGAATTCGGCGGTGCAGTTGCCCGAACTATATGAGCTGCGCAGCATCTGCGCGCGGATGCAGACGAACCTGCCCCTTGTTTCGACGCCGACGAGCGCCAAGACGATCACAGTTGGCGGAGGCGATCTGTACACGATCGCGGCTCAGCATTACGGCGATGCCTCGCGCTGGACTGACATCGCTGCGGCGAACAAGCTGACTGACCCGGTGCTCACCGGCATCAACACGATCATCATCCCTTGACCCATGCTGAATACGCTCCCGACTGCCGGCACGCTCGCCGCGCCGCGGTCGATTCTCATGGTCGGCTCGAAAGTGATTGACTGGTGCGATTGGTTTTCGGGGCACAACGGAATCTACGAGGCGGGCACGCTTCGAGTCGAAATCCCCGCAAAGGCCGCAGATTGGGCATGGTGGACGCAGCAGACGGAAATCTTGATTGACGTCTATGTCGGGTTTCCCAAAGACCCGCGCAATTATTCGGCGCGCGATCTGACGCTGTTGCAGACCTATCGCATCGATTCGGTGCGCTTGAATGCCATGACGCAGGGGATCACGCTCTCTGGGCGCGATTTGACGGGACTCTTGACCGATAAAAAGGTCGATCTGAAGTTCCAAAACCAGACAGCAAGCCAGGTAGCGACCTACCTCGTTGGACTTGTTGGATTGACCGCTGACGTTCAGGAGACCAAGGATCTCGTCGGGCACTTCTTCACGCTCGATCACGTCAATCTGCACCATCAGCAAACCATTTGGTCGATCTTGACGTACCTCGCCCAGCGCGAGGGGTATCAATGCTTTGTATTGGGGCGCAAGCTGCATTTCGGGAAGTTTTCTAGCGCTCTATCGAATGAGCCATACCTGATCCAATACGAGCCGCCGACGACTGACCGACCTTACCCGCGATCGAACGCAGTTGATCTTGAGTTCGAGCACGACCTGACGCTGGCGAATGACGTCTCCGTGCGCGTGCGCAGCTATCACGGCATGAAAAACGCCGTGTACACGTCTGTCGCAAAGGCCAGCAAGACAGCCAAGCGCATCGAGCGCAACGCCTCACTGGCTCAAAGCGTCCAAGAGTACGACTACACGTTCGTTGGGCTAACACAGGCTCAATGCGACGCCAAGGCGCAACAGTTGCTCGACCAGATCAGCAAACACGAATACAAGATGGAAGCGCGCCTCTCCGGTGACGCGATCATCTACCCCTGGACGCCGATTGAGGTTCGCGGCACCGGCACCCCATACGACACGACGTATCAGGCCGCGCGCGTTATGCGGCGCTGCTCGATCGATCCGCCGCGCTTCGACACCACGGTACACGGCAAGACGGCAACACAGGCCCAGACGGTGGTGCTCGGATGATCGAACACATCAAGCGCGTCGTCTCCGAGTTCCTGGCGCAGTTCATCACGACGAAGTATGGCCAGATCAGCGCCTACAACCCGAACGACTACACGGTCAAGGTCATCGTCATGCCGACGATGGAAGAAACGGGCTTCGTGCCGCTTTCGGCGCCGTGGGTTGGGAACAATTTCGGCGCGGTGTTCGGGCCGGCGATCGGTGACTCTGTGCGGCTGGACTTCGTCGATGGCCGCGTCGAAGCGTGCTTGGTTGGCGCCCGATTCTTCAACAATTCGGCTCGGCCGCCGGTCGTTCAATCCGGTCAGGCGGCAATCGTCGACAGCAAGGGGTCGTACGTCAAGCTGAATAACGACGGAACTGTGACGATCAGCGCGGCGGCCACGATGACGCTTTCGGCTCCCAATGTGAACATCAATGCCGCTACTCAGTGCGCGATCAATTCGCCAAACATCATCTTGAATGGCCCGATCGAGCAGGGTCAGGGATCGAACGGCGGTAACGCATCGATGGGCGGCACGCTCACAGTGACGGTGGACGTCGTTGGCGGCGGCAAGTCGCTCAAAGGTCACATTCACGGCGATCCCCAGGGCGGCGATACCACAGCACCGCTTTAAAGGATTCTATGACAGACGCATACCACTGGTGGGGCCAGGACATCGAGTTCTCGGCCTCGGGTGACGATTTGACCGCAATGGGCGTAACGGAACTGAATCAGCGTATCGTCCGCGCCCTACTCACGCCCCCCGGCACCTACATCTGGCATCCGACGTACGGCGCAGGCCTAGGCAGATTCGTCGGCCGCGCGCTGTCGAATGAGCAATTCACCGAGATCAAGTCGCTGATTCAAAGCGTCCTGAAAGACGAACCCGACGTCCAGAAGCAGCCAGCCGCGACCTACACCTATCAGGCAGACACGAGCGGTCTATTGAGCGTCACGATCAACTACGTCTACGCGCCGACGCGCGTCCCGCAGACCCTCACCTTCAACGTTCCCGCGTATGGCTCTTAACACCCAAAGCTTCACGCGCATCGTCGAGCAACAGGTCGCGGCGATTCAGTCGGCGGTGACTGCGCTGGGCGGCGTTTTGCGCTTCGTCGTGGGTTCGCTCGAGTTGGCCCGTGTGGAGGCGGTCGCGGCGGTCGCGATGTGGCTCCAGTCGCTCGTGATGCAACTGTTGAGCGTGACGCGCCTGTCTACCTCGACGGGCAATGACATCGACACGTTCATTGCCGATTTCGGATGCCCGCCTCGTGAGGCGGCTGTCGCGTCAACTGGGCAAGTCACATTCTCACGCTTTACCGCAACTGCGCAAGCAACGATTCTGGCTGGGACGTACACCGCGAATTCGAGTGGTGTAGGCGGATCGTATTCGGGCGGCGTGATGCTGCTCACGGCTGACGGTACGCAACAGTTTCAGGTCATCCCCGATTCGACGCAAACGTATTGGAATGCCGCGACGAATGCCTACGTGATTCCCGCAGGCGTCGCGAGTGCGCAGGTAACGGTACAGGCGCAGAACGCCGGCATTCAGAGTAATGTCGCTGCGGGCACAATCACGACCATTTCCACCGCGATTCAATACGTCGATACCGTCACAAACGCAAGTGCGTTCACGAACGGCGTGAATCAGGAAAGTGATTCGGCGGTACAGGCGCGCTTTCAGACTTACGTCTCTGGCTTGCGCGCGGCGATCAAGGCGGCCGTAGAATCGGCGATCGCAGGTGTGCAGCAGGGCATTCAGTACGAGATCGTCGAAAACCAAACGCTCGCCGGAGCCAGCCAGCCAGGCTATTTCTACGTCGTCATCTCGCCCTATACGAACACGCTCAAGACCGCCGTCTATTCGGCGATCGATGCGATTCGGGGTCTTTCGATCACGTTCGATGTGTTCGCGGCAACGCAAGTCACGGCGAATATCACCGCAACGATCACCGCAGCGTCGGGCTACACGCTGGCGAATGTCGAGGCAGCAGTACAAACCGCGCTCGACAATTTCATCGCCTCAATTCCGCTCGGCGGTACGCTCGAATGGACGCAAATATTCCAGATCATCTGGGGCGTTCCGGGCGTCGCCACGGTCGCGAACACGATGACGCTCAATGGCGGGACGGCTGATCTTCCCGCAGGCGCCAACGGGGCACTCGTCGCTGGCACAATCACCATCAACTGAACATGATCGGCGACATCACTGACCTCGCGGCACGGCTGAAGGCGCAGATCCCCGTCTCATGGTTCAAGTCCTCGCCCAAGTTCGACGCAACGCTCCAAGGCCCCGCATGGGCTTTGTCGACGATCTACAGTCAGATCACCTATGCGGCGTTGCAGACGCGGATTGCGACAGCTACCGATGGCTTTCTCGACCTCATCGCCAACGACTTCTTCGGCACGAATCTGCTGCGGCTGACGAATGAGACCGATGGCGCGTATCGCACGCGCATCCTCGCCAACTTGTTCGTCAAAGGGCCGACGCGCGCGAACATGTCGGCCGTCCTCGCGCTCATTACCGGGCGCACGCCGGACATTTTCGAGCCCAGCAATACGAACGATTCGGGCGGATGGGATGGAGCGTTCTATTGGGATACGGGCGTCGGCAAGTGGGGCGATCCGATGCCGTACCAGAGCTTCGTCACTGTCTATCGTCCGCTCACGAACGCGCAGTCGCTCGGCGAACTTGATTCATGGCGCTGGTCGTGGGACTCATATGGCGCATGGTCGGATCAGCAAATCACTTCCGTTACTGACGCAGCCATCATCGCGGCCGTCGAGAGCACAAGAATGACGGGGTCGATCGTCTGGATGAGAATTTTGGACAACCCCGTCACACCGTAATCCCAGCACTTCCATTTTTCTCCAAGCCGCCCACTGAGGCGGCTTTTTCGTTTCTGGAGCTTATTTTGGATCGTCCGATCGCATATACCCAAGAGCAGGGGCGCAGCACCGATTTCCTGTTTGCCCAGCGCTCGACCATGATCGCCATTGCGAAGCTCTCGCAAGCGGTCTTCGGCAGCAATACTGTCGTGCGCGGCCTCGCTGTGACGCCGAATTCGCCGGCTGCATTGAATGTGCTCGTGGGAATCGGCGAAATCTATACGCTGGCATCCGTCGACGCGACGACGTACGGTTCGTTGCCTGCTGATACGACCGATCAGATCGTGCAGCAAGGCTTGAACATGGCTGCGCAGACGATCAGCACGCCAGCGCCGACGACGGCCGGATACAGCATCAATTACCTGATCGAAGCGCAGTTTCAATCGCAAGACACGAATCCCGTTGTATTGCCCTTCTACAACAGCGCGAATCCACAGCAGCCGCTCAATGGGCAAGGCGGCGGCGGCGCGACGCTCCCGACCGAGCGTCAGGGCGTTTGCGTCATCCAGGCCAAAGCCGGCATCGCAGCCACGACCGGCACACAGGTAACGCCATCCGTCGATTCGGGTTGGACGGCGCTCGCCGTCGTCACGGTTGCGAACGGCCAAGTGTCGGTCGGTGCGGGCAACATCTCGATCCCGGCCGGCGTGCCGCAGATCACGAGCCTGCTGCAAATGATGCAGACGGACGCGACCAACTATGCCGGTCTGGCAGGCGGCACCGCCAACGCCATCACGGCTACCCTCTCGCCCGCCCCGGCTTCGTACAGCGACTACCTCCTCGTCACGGTGCGCGTCGCCAACACGAATACCGGCAGCGTGTCGCTCAACGTCAACGGCCTCGGCGCGGTCCCAGTGATCGGTCTTGGCCATCAAGTTTTGCAGGGTGGTGAATTACTCGCCGGCGGCTTTGCCACGTTTGCCTACAGCACGAACTACAGCGAAGCGATCCTGCTCGAATCGACTGGCGGCGCGATGCAGGTAGCTCCCGCTACTGCTAGCCAGCATGCGGTGCAGTTCGGGCAGGTCTTCCCGTCGATCAGCGCAACCGTCGCTGCGAATGCTCTGACCGGAACGCTCTTAGCCCCCACGGCACTTGCGTTCCGCAATCCAACGCTGACGAGCGGAACACCGGTCGTTGGATCGATTCCGGCGAACTTGACGTTGACCGTCCCGTCAGGCGCGACGCTCGGAACCGCGAATACCACTAGCGCGCGACTTATCTGGCTCGTTGCATATAACGGCGGTTCGCCGGTCCTATGCGTAGTGAATCTGAATGGCGCACCGAATCTGGATGAAACGACGCTCATCAGCCCGACCATAATCAGCGCCGGCGCGACGACCGCTGGCACGGTCTATTCGGCGTCCGCTGTTTCGGCCAATAGTCCATTCCGCGTGGTCGGTTTCACGGATATCACCGAGGCGACGGCTGGGACCTGGGCGACGGGTCCGACAACCGTGCAGGCTTGTGGCGGGCAGACACTGGCCTCGATGAGCTCGCTTGGATTTGGGCAAACATGGCAAAACTTGTTAGGGTCTCGAGCGGTAGGCACAACGTATGTCAATACAACAGGTAAGCCAATCGTCGCCAACGTCGCAATGACAAGCTCGGCGTCGCAATCGACAGCAACATTGACCGTCAACGGCGTAACTACGTACGGATCAAGCGCATACAATTCTGGCGCGCCTGCATCCACCGTTTCTGCAATCGTTCCGCCCGGCGCGTCCTATGTAGCCGGCCTCACGCTCGGGACTCCGACTCTTTCACAATGGGTGGAGATGCGCTAATGCGAGCCTTCATTGACACCAATACTCAGCAATTGTGGTCCTTTGATGACGATGTTCTTGTGATCGAAGAGGGTGGCACATATGCATTCGAAACGGCCGCTGGTATGCGATTGACTGCAGTTCCATCGACCTTGGAACCATATGTTGCGCCGCCGCCCACAGCCTCCCAGATCGCGGCTCAAGAAGCGGCGGTTTTGGCAGCGCAAGCGCAAGCTGCGTTGGCTGCCGGCTTGAAAGTCAGCAGCACATCGACGCCCGCACTCAACGGGACGTATGCGGTGGACGCATTGAGCCAGATGGACATCATCGCGATCGAGACTAGCCTGAATGCCGGGAAGGGGTTTCCGGGAGGCTCGACCACCTTCGGGTATCCTGACTGTGCAGGGGTGCAGCATGCATTCACGGAGAGCGCATTCACCGACTTTGCTGCCGCTGTCCGCGACTATGTTTATGGGATCAGGGCTGTCATATCAGGCGCCGCAACGACACTTCCGGCTTCGTCGGTAGCGATCTCCTAGCGGCCATGCTTCGAGAATGGCCCCAATTGGTACTTCTTCATGACATCGATTGCTGAGTCGGTGTACTTGGGTATTTGCTGCAGATATCGCGCGTCTGCGTCACTCACCCTGGTCTGCGACGTGACAATCTCTCGCATCCGTTCAAAGGCTTGATGGCGGTATGGCGCTTTTTCCCATTCTTGAAAGTTTGTGACGACATAGCCGATCGCGAAGACCGACAGCGTCATGGTTAGAAGTCCGGCGAGCATAATCCGTTTTGCAGCATGCTCGTCGCTTCGGAGGCGCCGCCAAAGCAGGATCGAGGACCACGCAGAGCCGATCAAAACCAGGGAGAAATCTTGGTAATACCGTGCTGCTGTAGCATTCCAAGGATTCCACCGCGCGCGGCCACATGCGATAGCAGCGGAATCAAGCATCACATACAGAAGCAATGCGGTGGGAACCAACGATCCCGCACGCCGGAGCGTGAAATTCAGCCTCAGGCAGCACGCTGCAAGCGAGAAAACGAGGACGCCCAGGATGGTTTCGACGGCGGACGTGCAATGCAGGGACAACATCGTTTCTTCGCCAAATAGAGAAGTGGCGAGCCCCATAAAAAATCCTTGGGCGGCGTTCAAAAATTGTTGCGCGAGTGCAGGTGGTGCGGGCAATAAGAGCTCTGGTTTTGGGAGGAAAAGCCCGATGATTATGTATGCGGAAAGGGATGCAAGGAAGGCCGCGACGATTTCCGCCTTATGTCGTGTGATACGTCTATCCGACCAAAACAGACAGATAATTGACACCGCGGCAAAGGGGAATGACCAGCCCAGAGAGAAAAGAAGAACGATAACTGGGACGGAAATGCAACACGCGAGTCGGAGTGCGCCGTTTTTGTAATCGGAAGCGATATATTTATCGAGCGTAATCCAGTACACGATCAATATAAGGTTCTTGCCGAACAAAGAAGGCGAGAGATCGATGGTGTAGAGCTCCCAATTCGCGGCGCTCAGCATGGCGGCAAAGATTAGGGTGCTCATCATCAGCGGAAGGGGCTTCCAATAGTTCGGTATTTCGTTTTCGAATGACAGTGCAGCACGCGTTGAAAGCGTGAAGGCTGAAATTGCAGCGATGACACCTCCTAGGATTGTCGCGCCGAAGACGTTCAGCCCGAAAAATCTCGCATTCAGATATATGACGAACTGCGGGGACATTCCGTGATGGTCACCTTGATTCCAGGTGTGCCAGAGAGATTGGCTCCCGTCGAAAGATTCTCCAACGTATGTTAAGAACCGAAGGGAATCCATGAATATAGAATTCGGGTGCGCTCTGTGCATATAGCCCAGAAATACAGCGAAGAAGGCAACCCCGGGGGCGATGATCGAGGCATGTCTTCTGATTGCTCTTTGTAGTCTAAAGATTTTCATATGTCGTCACCATTCTTCGGCGGCGAGTGTATCAGAATGGGATAGCGCGCCGGCAAGCGATCGCGCTCCCATCCCGGTCAAAATCGATACTTCGCCATCAGCACATGCGCCCCATGCCAGATCGGCGGAACATTCTCGCCACGGGGCGCAGGGTTGTAGAAGTACTGGTACTCGATGGAGAAATTCTTGTAGCTCGCCGAGAGCCCCGCAGTGGCGCCCAGCACCCATCGGCGGGCGTTCTCGACGTGGATATTGCTCGGCGCAGCATCGAGCGCAGGGCGCCATCCCGTCACATCCATCGACCACGAATAGCGATGGATGTAAGGGCCGACCTCGACGCCGAGACGCCATGGTCCGATATCGTAGTAGGGCTCGACGGTAAGCGTGAAACCCGCATCGTGCCCGCTACCGAGGTAGTTCGCGAGCGGCCAACATTTGCCGTTGCATGACTTTGTTTTGAGGTTGTAATTGGCATCGCTCGGCGTCGCCATAGCCTGCGTATGCACGGTGCCAAGCCACACGTAATCGGCGTGCCAGGCAACGCCCCAACGAGACCGCGTGAGCAGATCGCCGGTCAAGCCGAATTTGACGGCCGGTGCAGTCAGCTCGAGCTTGTGTTCGAAGGCGTCCTGATACCACAGGCCGTCACCGCCTTTTTCGTAGGCTGTACCGCCGATGCCGGCCTCGATCTGAAAGAACGATTCGGCGCGCGCCTGAGTGGCTGCAGCACAGCCGAGGGTCATCGCTACGGCCGCGGTTCTCCATCGGGCACCGCTAGCGGCTCGATCTCTATCGATGCGCCAATCTCCCTGCACCAATCGAAGACCTGTTCGACGGTCGCGGTGCGATTGAGTAGCGCTCCCGCAAGGAACAGCATTGGTAGGCTCATCGGCCGTGGGGCGCCGTCCCCGGAATACTTGCGCCATTGCTGCGCGCTCGCGAGCCCGAACAAGTCCGCCATCTGGGAACCGGAGTATTTGAGCCGCTCCTTGAGCGCGCGGAGATCTCGCGGCGAAGGTGGCTCGTATCGAATTGGCATGGGCGAGTAGGCGCCGAACGCGGGCGCGAAAGAAGGTCTTCATGGTCATCATCCTTTCGGAGTAGCGGGCAGTCGCGGAGCGCGTGCCCAACGACTCCAATATGTTCCCAAAGGGAACAAAAGTCAAGCATCAAAAACGCAATCGGCCGCCTCGCGCGGCTTTTTCTTTTTCCGGGGTACGAATGGACAACACGGTCCTTTACGTGGGCGGCGCGATCGCGTCGGGTGTGGGCGCTGTCGCGTTTTGGATGTTCCGAAGTCTCGTGGCGCGTGTGGATTCCGGAGAGAAAGAGTTGGCGGCGCACAAGCTTTATGTCGCCGAGCACTACGTCACGCAGACCGAATTGACGAAGGCCGTTGGTAGCCTCGAGCGCTCCATCGAGCGGCTGATCGAGGCCGTCAACCAGAACTCGAAAGAAACGCGCGAAGGATTCGCTGAGATCCATCGGCGCATCGATACGAAGGCCGATAAATGAACCTCACGCCTCAAATCGTCGCGGCCGGCACTGGAGCAGCGCCGTCGCGCGCAGCGCTCTTCACGCCATTCATTCAGGCCGCGTGTGATCACTACGGCATTGCCGAGCCGCTCGACGTCGCCGCGTTCCTGGCGCAGATCGGGCACGAGTCCGGCGGCTTGCAGTGGACGCGCGAGATATGGGGGCCGACGGTCGCGCAGCGCGCGTATGAGCCGCCATCGCCGAAAGCGGTCGAGCTCGGTAATACGGAAGTCGGCGACGGGCAGCGCTTCTGCGGCCGAGGCCTGATCCAAATCACCGGGCGCGCGAACTATGCGCTTGCGACCGTCGCGCTGGACCTCGACCTACTGAACCATCCCGAACTGCTCGAGCAGCCCGAGCACGCCGCGATGTCAGCCGCCTGGTTCTGGTGGAACAAGAAGCTCACGCCGCTCGCACTGGCCGGCGACTTCGTCACGCTCACGCGTCGCATCAACGGCGGAACGAATGGACTCGCCGATCGGCAGATGTTGTACGCCGCGGCGAAGAAGGCTCTCGGCATCGACTGATCAACAACGACCATCACCACAAGCCGCCTTCGGGCGGCTTTTTCGTTTCAAAGACCGCGGCTAGGCAGGCCAGCCGAAAGCGCGCTTCCCGGGCGCGTTGCCGCGGTCCCTCATACCCAGGGTTCCGCAGGAGTTCCCGTGAAAGACTTTCCGTTCCCCTTGGTCGTGCCCCTTGAGGGCGAGCCGCGCGCATCGTCCGAAATCATCGCGCACGGCGTCAAGCAAGGCCACCGCGGCGTGATGCAGCTTATCCGCAACTATCTCAGTAGCTTTGAGGAGTTCGGGAAAGTGCAATTTGAAACGCGACTTAACCGCCGCGGCTCGCCGACCGAGTTCGTCATGCTCAACGAGCAGCAGGCGACACTCCTGATCGCCTTTATGCGCAACTCGCCCGAAGTGATCCAGTTCAAGATCGCGCTCATCAAAGAGTTCTACCGGATGCGCGACGAACTCGGCCGCCGCGAGCAATCCCTATGGCAGCAGATGCAGGCGCTTATCGCCCGCGAAGTTGAATCGAAGGTCCGAGCGTCGTTTGGCTCGCATCTCATGCTCGAGCGAAAACGGGAGATACCCAACTTCGACGCCGAGCGCGGTTTGCTCGAACGGCAGATTCAACCTTCTCTCCTCACTCACTGAATCCGGCCCCGTGCCGGGTTTTTCATTTCTGGATCCGAACATGACCCGATGCAGTCACGAAGTACCGCTCGAGCACAAGTGCGATCGATGCGCGGCCGAGGGGCTTGCTGCCGCACTGACGCACGAAACGCGCCGCACGCTATCCGAAGACGTCTTCTACCCGAGCCACGAGCCGCGCACTGAATCGCCGACCTTCCGCGCGAGCAAGCGCGAAATGAAGGCCGAGGGCGGCTATGTTTGCGCGGTGTGCGGCGACGATGAAAAGGTCGAATCCCATCATCGATTCTTCGAATGGGCCTACAGCCACGCGATCGCGTTCGGCTGGATCCGAGATGTCGCGCTCAACAAGACCGACGTCATGTTCTCACACAAGCTGCGGCGCACCGTGCCGATCCCGAAGAAGCATCCCGTGTGGGACTTGATCCGCCTCACGCAGGGCTTCGATTGGGAAGCATTCGACACGACAAAGCCCGAGATCTTCGTCGATTCAGTCTACAACCAACTCCCTCTCTGCGAGCTGCATCACCGTGGCAAAGGTCACGGTCGACACGAAGAGAGCGATCCCGTGTGGAACGTGCAGGCGTTCCTCATCCCTGGCTTCGTCTATTCACCGGACGAGCTCAAAGCACTTCATCAGGAGCAGCGCGCATGAACAAAATCTCCCCCGCCCAAACCGGCGCCGCCGGCGCAGTAACGGCAGCCGTGCTGTCCGTTCTGGCGGCCATCGTGAAGCACTACCACATCGATCTAGATGGCGATGCGCAAGTCTCGATCGCTGTCGGCATCGTGTCGGGCGCTCACTGGCTGGCGCAAACGCTTGTCGCTCGCGCGGCCAAGAAAGCAGCCGCGGGCGGCACGGCGCCGGCGCCAGCAGCGCAATGATCCGCGTTGCGCTCGCGTGCGCCGCTGCCGTCGCTTTGTCGGCCTGCGCCGGGGCTGCGCACTACACCGTCGAGCCATTCTATGAGCCGACGGCCGGCCGACTCGTCTGCTGCCGCGCCGAGGCATTTTCCGGCAAGGACGTAAGCGCCGTGACGTTCGATCTGGCCATGCAGCCGGACGGCGCGATCACCGTCCATTTTACCGAGCAAGGCGTCGGCGCGACGGCGCCGCTCACCGCCCAGGGCGCAACTGTCTCGAGCGTCGCTACCGCAGTCTCCAATGCCGCAGCCGCGGCAATCAAAGTCACTCCGTAAGGAATCCATCATGAAGAAGCTATTCGCCGCTATCGCGGTGTGTTTCGTCGCATCCATCCTCGCCGCCTGCGGCGGCACTGCGCCCGCGATGACGTTCCCCCAAGCCGTGTCGATCGCGTGCGGCGGCATGAAAGGCGAGATCGTCATCCTGCAATCGGATGGCGTTTTCACCGGCGGCGCGGCCGACACGCTCACGAAGAAGGTTCAGCCTGCCGTCGACAAGGTTTGCGCGGCCGGCGCGTCGGTGACGAAGCCCGACCTGCAAACGCTCGTCAATACCACGCTACCGCTCGTCAAGACGTTCGTCGATGCATCGTCGCTGTCGCCGGACAAGATCAAGACCGCCGATGCCGCGATCGACTCGGGCGTGCTCGCGTTCAATATCGCGATCAGCATGGCGTCGACGTCGACGTCTACCGCTGCGCCGGCGTCGGCTGCATCCGCGCCGGTCGCCGCATCGACGCCGCTTGCCGAGGCGCGGCTGAAATGATCAATTGGCAGGCGGCAGCTCTCGCGTGCGCCCGCGCGAACGCTGCGTACCTGATCGACGCAGCGTCATCAAAGGTCGCGTTCGAGGCGCTGGGCGATGTATGGATAGGGCAATATGCCAATGCAAGCCATCAGGCCGTCCTATCTGCTGATGCTGCGGGCGAAACGCACCTGTCGATTTCCGGCACGCGCGCGAGCTCACTCAAGCTGATGGACGTTTTCGCTGATGTGTCGCTTGAGCCCGTCTCGGTGAAAGGCGGCACGATTACGCAAGGTGTCGTCGAGGGCATGCGGCAGATGTGGGATTGGGTCCTGGAGACCGTGCCGGACGGAGATATTGTCCACGTGGCCGGGCACAGCCTCGGCGGAAGTCGCGCCCAGGCGTCGCCAGCATTCGTAGACGCCGCTCGCCTCGGTGCTATCCACAGCTTCGCTGCGCCCAAGTTCATCGCCGCAGACTTCTTCACATCGCACGCTGATGTCGTGGCGCAGATGGTGTGCGTCCTAGATGGCAGCGACGGATGGGCAAGTTGGCCGTGGTTCGATCCGCGCTGGACGGCGCGGCCACCGATCGATCATATTTGGCTGAAAAGCGATGCCGGCGATTTCCAGATGATTCCGGGCCAGCAATGGCCCGATGGATGGGTATTCGCGGATCATAGCGTTGATCGGTATCAGGCGCGAATTGAGAAAGTCGCTTCGGAGCAAACGATCGCCCCGGTCGAGGTCAAGCCCGCGGCGTAACGCCTTCGCCGCGCAGCCGCGCGATCAGGCGCAGCCGGTAGTCGTGATCCGGCTCTGCGCTATCGCGCGGCGAGTCCACATCACTCATCGAGCCGATCGCATCGAGTTCCGTGCCGCCCGCAGTCCATATTGCCTCGCGCGGATCCGTGAAGCGAACGTCCATCTATCCTCCCTAGCCCGCATCCGCGGCGCGTCAATTCCCTTCCTTCCATTTCCGCTTCGTCCCTTGCTCTTCATCGTCCGCGCCGATCGCACGCACCCAGAAGACGCACCCTTGGTGCTTGTTGGCTTGTACCTGGCGGCCGTTCTGTAGGCAATAGCAGGCGTCGGCCGTTCCAGCAACGTCACCGCCCCAATGCTCGCATGCGCGGCATGGTCGAGGCGCTCCGTAAGGATTGTTGAGGTTTTGAGACATGGGCTTGATACTGTATGGGCAAACAGTATAGACCCACGGCGGAGCAGATTTCGCTTTTCGCGAATAACCCAACCGCGTTTGAATAACCCAAAATGAAAAAGGCCCTCCGTGGAGAGCCTTATGCGATGCTGGCGGAGAGAGGGGGATTCGAACCCCCGATAGGCTGTTAAAACTTACATGCTTCGGTCGCTCTGCCTCGCCAGATAAGCCGATGAGTAGTCTAGCACGGGTTATACAATTTACCTATTGCCCACCGTAAGCGCTTGATTTGTTTACGAGTGACCGTCCTGAATAACCCACGTTTTCCCTACCTAGTCGGCTTCACCTTCTCCGGCTTCCGGCGATAAATGCGACGCGTTGTGCGGCTGTCGGCGTGCGATAGAAGCGCCTGGGCATGCTCGAGCGATTCCGCGTCGCTGGCCGCTTTCGCTCGTATGTCGTGCTCGTGGAACGGCTCCGTCACTTTCGTTTCGGTCATCACGCGTTCCATGAAATTCGACCATAGCGATTCCCACCCGCCGGCCCGGCCGGTTTCCTCGTTGATGTAGCACTCCCCTCGCATGTTGCAGAAGAGCCAGGGCGAGATGTCGACCGGCCGCGCCGCGAGCGCGGCTGCCACCGCGGCGCGCAGTTCATCAGTCCATTCGTAGATGGTTCGCTTGCCGGTTTTCTTGGCCGTCTTATGCCGCTGGATGTGGATGCCGTCGTCCTTGAAGTCGATCCCAGGGCGCAGGCGCAGCAGATCTCCGCGCGCCATCCCCGTTAGCAACTTGAGGCGGATGTATGCCTGCGCCGCCCGGACGCTCCCCTTCTTGCGTTTCGACTCGATGCTGAGGCACTCATCGATTTCCCAGTCCTCGACATAGCGGGTTCGCGGGGCTTCGCCCTCGAACCGTAGCTGCCACGCGAACGGGTGTCGGTCGATATAGCCCCATTCAACGGCCTTCGTGAGCGCGTGCGACAACACCTCGACCTCTCGCTTGGCGCCGGTCTTGACCATCCCGCGCTGCCTCACGTACGCGTAGATGATTGTTGGCTTGAGCGAGTCGAGCGGCGCGGCGCCGAGCAATTCCCTGAGCGGCTTCAATGCTGAGATGTTCTGTGCGCGCGTCGTGGGCGCCTTGGTCGGAATCACCTCGAGCGCGTACTGATCCAGCAATTGGCTGACGTTTCGGATCTTATCCAGACGCCCCACCCGCTCGCCCCATACTTTGTACGCTTCTGGCAGCGTCGCGCCGAGCCGGAATTTCTTCTTCCCGTCCCATGCCGCCTCGAGCCCCACGGGCACGAGATAGTAGTAGGCCCCGTGGTGCAGTTTCCACCGAGTCGGAAGCCCTACGTTTTCCTTTTTTCTTGGGCGCGGCATATCACATCCAGGCTGGCTGCCATTCCATTTTAGGCTTGGCCGTCCTTTCCCCAAACAGCCGCTCGACGTGCGATCGCAATACGGCAACCGATCCGTCCGGCCGGATCTTGTGCTGCACACCCATGCTATTGAGCGCGCGCACTCGCGCCGCGTTTTGGCGCTTGCCGGTCAGTTCCGTCAGTTCTTCCTCGGTCAGGAACATGGCTACTCCAACGTGAAAGGCTTCGGCCGCGTGCTCGCGGCGATGCAAATAAAATCTAATGATTGGGCTTTCGTTTGCCTTGAGCGTATTCGGCGATCATGTCGTGGGCACCCCGAAGCAACCCTTGAAGGCGCCTCACTTCGGCCTCGAGCCCGCGCTTATCCCGCACGACCACGGCGAACGCTTCGAGGTGCCCCTCGATCGTTGCGGCGGCTTCCCTCAATCGCTCTGCTGCCGCGTCAGTTGCTTTGTCGGCATCGCGGTGTAGCGTTTCGGCGAGTTGGATGGCTCGAGCGCGGGCTTCGCGTTCATGCGGGTCAGACATCGGGGACTTCATCGCCGAACCAAAATCTAACGAATGCGCGCATCGCGGCGACTAGCGGCAGTTCGTGAAACCCGAGCCAGCGGAATTCGAGCATTGATCCGTTTTCCGTTTCAATGAGTCCGGCCATCCATTCGCCTTTCATCGGTTGCCAAGCGACCGTGATCCGTTCACGATGGATAATCGACCCACCGACAGCCCAATCAGTCGACGGCGACCGCCAGCAATGGCCATTGACAGCATGCATAGGCGCAGCCCCGGCGATGCAATACTCGCCGTTGCGCGTCAGTTGCATGTCATGTAGGCGATCGTCGACCCAGCCCTCTGCGCGTAGTACCCAATAGTCCAGAAGGGCACCGGAAAGATCGGATACTTTCACATCGCCCTCCCTATCTCCGCAGCAGCAGCAGCCTTCTTGGCCGGACGTAGCGGCAACGTCGGCCACTCGTAATGACAGCACCGGCAGTGATGGACAATATGATCTCGCGTCGCGTATTCATTCCACGCGATGACGCGCGTCCATTTGCTGGATCGCTGACCATATTCCTTGGCCTGTCGCCGGCCATCTTTCGCCCAGAAGCTACGGAGCACGTCGGCGCTGCCGCATTTCGGGCATGGAAAATCACAAGGCTTGGTTTGGTCTGTCATGGCTGGGCCTCCGCTTGCATTGGTTCCTTCACTCGATAGAGTGCCTCGAAAGCTGACACATCGATTTGCGACACGTGCGCAACATCGCCTTCGCCAAAAATGTAGGTAGCACCGTACTTCGCACCCGGGAACGTGAAATTCGCGCTGCACTTGGCTCCACGATGCGGCTCGCTCGGTTCGAGTCGGTCATGAAACACATGAACCCGGGTGACGCGCGAGCCGGGGAACTTCGATTCAACCAGTTCAATGAGAGCGTCTTTGGCGGCCATTCGAGCGCGCATGGATGCGTCGTGCCGCGCAAGGCATTCCTGCGTGCAAAATACCTGGCGCCCACGCACGATATACGATCCGGCCGTATCGATTTCATCGCCATCGTCGTCGATGTAGTCGTGCGAGATTGGCTGTTGGCATTCCCAGCGGTCACATGCGAATCGCCAACCAGCTTCAATCATCACATCTACTGGGACCGGGCCGGGCGCGTATTGGTCGAAATGCGGCGCTCGACGGCATGATTCGACGCTATCCCAGTCCAGATTCAGTTCCGATGCACCCATGCGACGAGCGGGTGCATTCGAAGTCGCGAACACGATTACCGATCCCTCTTCCGGTCCCTCGTAGTGGTCGACCTGATAAGCCTTCAAAGGCTTGCCATTCTCGCTCACGTCTTCACCTCCTCTTTCTCGCTCTCCGCGATCACTTTCCTAGCCTCGTCGACCGCCTTACCCCATCGCTCAACGAGTCCCTTTGCGCTGACGAGCGCACAATCGGGGCATTCCTCTGCCCACGTTTTCCCGTGCGAGCAGCGCTCGCCGATGATGCTGATCACGATGGCCTCCGCATTTGAATCGGTGCCGGGACAGATAGATCAGCGAGAGCCGACTCAAGCCAGCCTCTCACCCATTCGTCGCCCGCCACATTTCGCAGCAGTTGATAGGCAGCTTGACATGCTGTCGATAGATATGACTCAGCCTCGGCGCGGCTCATCATTGCGATGCCGTCGCGCTGAAAGCCGTTGAGTACCAGATTCGCCATGCGGCGGTCGATGTCGTCGGTCATGAAACCTCCGCAAATAGATCGCCAACCGCCTTGCGCGCTCGCCGCGTCTCGCGTGCATTAGCGGCGTGATGCTCGGCGTCGTAGGCAAGATGGCATCTTTGGCAAAGCGCCTTAAGGTTGCTGTCGTCGACATGCTCCGGCACATGATCCAAGTGAGCTATCGTCAAAACGATCTTCGTCCACTTGCAACCGCAGTACTCGGATGCTTTGCATCGGCCAAGCAGACGACCATCATCAGCCGCGTAGACCTCGCCGTCGCCGTCGAAGCGCTGAAACGTTCCGGCGTCTTTGTCGATACCGCGGACGATCATGTCGCCGTTTAGAACCCGGCATTGCTCGCAGCGATTCTCGGCTCGAGCTAGGATGCGCGCGCGGATCTCGCGCCAGTTGGCCGGATAGCGTTTTTTGTTTTCCTGTTTGATCGGCATCACACCTCCACCCTATGCTTCGCCTCAAGCGCCGCAATCCTCGCTTGATCCCTGATCGACTGCTCGAACAGCCGCTCGCGCGATGTCTCAGCCGCTACAACGCGAGCCTCTAGCGATACGATCCGCGCTGCGTACTCTTCAACGATGTCGCAAAGCTGGGCGGTCATTGATCCTTTGCCAGCCAATGTGCGGATCTTTGCGCAGAGTTCTTCGTGCTTAGCGGGCATCAATCCTCCCGGCCTGTTGCTCGACAACCGATAATGCCCGCACCGTTCCTCCCTCCTTGCTAAGCTGGTCATACGTTTCCTTCGTAATCCATTGCCAAGCGCCATTGACGTCTTTGCATTGCCATAGCGTCGCCTCGCAAGCCGCACGCTCCACAGCACGAACAAAAGCCTCGACGCCGTATATCTCCCCGTCTTCATCGCAGACTAGGTGGAGGTCTGCAAGGCGCTCGATTTCCTTTTCGTCGATGGGCATCATTCCTCCTTCGGCAGTAGGGCGCGCCACTCTGCGGCAATCTTTTTGGCATCTTCGCCGTGACCGTGCAGCGCGAGCGTGCCGATTGCTAGCTTGATGACCTCAAACGCCCGCTCAATCGCAGCGGCCTCGGCGGCTTTCCATGCGCGCCATGCGACACGCGCCGAAGGGTAGGAATAAACGCCCGTTACCGGACTTCTTTCGGCGTTGATACCCTCCGAAATGCACCACGCTTCGAACCACGATCTTTGTTCATCCACGCTCATTTCGGTTCTCCCGTAATCAACCATCCGATATTAGTCTCCGGTAGCGCCTTAATCATCGTCGTCAGCGAGTCAAGACCTGGTTTGTAGATTCCGCTCAAGTAATGCGAAAGCATCGACTGCGAGAACCCTGTGCGCCCGCAGAAATCGGTCAGCGTGATTTGCTGATGCTGCTCGATGGCGATGCGTAGGCGCTGGCCGAATGTCGTCACGATCTCGTCTCCTTCTCGGCTTGGAGGGCGGCGCTATGGCGAGCGCGCCGTGCATTCTTGAATTCGTCTGCATCAAGACTTGGCAGATACCGCCGCGCGGCTTCAACTTCGCAATCGAGCAGATACTCGTACCGCTCTGCATCTACCTTCAGCTCATCCCGCTCTGCAAGTGCTTCACTAGCGAGCGTTTCCTCTGCTCTAGCAGCCTTGAGCAATCGGGCGTTATCGTGGATCAGCGCATCCCGCTCCTTTTCCAACTCCGCGATCCTAGCTTCGTATGCAGGCATGAGTTCACGGCGAGCCTTCACGCCCGCCGCATTTCGTTCTTGGCGGGCTGTTTCAAGCTCGCGCTGAAGCTCCGCGATGCGGGCGGCTTGGGATTCGATTAGATCGGCGGCTTCCGTGCAGTGCTCGTAAAATCCTTCGTCGCACGAATTTTCTGTTCGAAGCCTCTCGCAAAGCTCTGTGTGGTTGTCGGTCATCACGCCCCCTTCGCCCGATCAAGGCGATCGATTTCGGCGACGTTCTCAATGAAATCTGCGATCATCTTTCGAGCATCGCGCATCATCGCGTTACCCGTTTTCGTTGATAGCTTGAAGGTAGCGCAAACCGTCTTCGGCATGTTTCGATTGTCAAAGTGCATCCGCATGTCCCAGCAATGCGACAGCAGACCACGAAATAGCCTCGCATCGCGTTCATTACCGGCAGCCTCCAGAACAGCGAGTCGCGTGTTCGCCACATCCCGCGCCGCATCGGTAATCGGCTGGGGATAGGTGTAGAGCGGCTGTATATTGCGACGATTGGGCTTCGTGTCGGATAAGAGCCATTCTCCGCCGTCAAGCGGGTCTTCGCTCTGATACCTCCACGCTACTGGCTCCTGCGCCCCGGCACTGTGCGCGGCGAGAAGTTCTCGCTCAATTGCGCGCACGAGTGCTATGCGGTCTTCCAAGTCGTCGATATGAATCATCCGGTTCGCGAAATGGAATCGGCGTTCCGGCGTCATCCCATTTACCCCGGCGCTGTGCGCGGCGAGCAATGCGCGAGCGAAGTCGATCAAATCCCCTACTTCGATGTAACCGTGCATTCCTGGCTTCTTCACAAAATCCAGCGCGACTTTCTCGATCTGTTCGTCCATCAGTTCCATCTCATGCTCCTTTGGAAAGAATGGCGCGAAGCGCTTCGATTTCGCGTGCTTGACTATCGATCATTGCGCCTAGCATTCCCGCTTCTTCGCTGTCGATTTCTTCTGCACTGCGCATACGCTCGACAAGTTCCCAATCGACAAAGGAAGCCGCAATTTCCTTTAGCCCCTTCGGCTCGGCTGCTTGGGGTTGCTCGCCCAACGTCGGCGCGCTGGCGGCGAGGATGGCTCGAATGAAATCGGTGAGTGTGTCGCCATAGAAGGTGACGCGATCGTCGTAAAGTACGCCGAACCGATGCGCGATTTGGCGTACGCTGGCTTCACTCAACGCCGCCCCTTGCCGCTCCCCGCCAAAGCGCACCATCAAATCGGCTGACAGGTGCGGATGCGTGCTTGCGCAAGCCTGTGCGTAGGCTCGCAGCGCGGCAGGCGCGTGCGCGTCGTGCGTCATATCGAGAACGAAGTATTCGCAGCCGTCGTGCTTGCCGCCGGTCGCATCACTGCCATCTACGCGGCGTACTTCGAACTTACGGTATAGACCCTGCTCAGCGTTCGTCTTGGTCGCATCGCGCTCGGGGAAGGATTGCCACTCCCCGCACTCACTGCATGTCAGCTTCGCCGCTGCTATCGCTTCGCAAGCTGCATCGTCGAGCGTGGGGTAGGCTGCTGTATCCCAACACGCCGGATAGTGGATCGCACGGGCGATTTTCTCGAACGGCTCTGCCTGCCCCGCGCTGGCGGCGAGAAGGGCGCGGGCGAATTCCTCAAGCACTGTGCCTAGCGTGTCGATATCGAAATCGTGATCCTCTGCGATCTGTAAAATTTGATCGGCGCTCAACGTCGCCGCTTGCGTAGGCTGTTCCGGTTGTGGGACAGCGTCCCGAAGCGGAGAGGCCGCCAGTCCTTTACGCTCCAAGTAGTCCATCGCCATAGTCGCCGTATTGTTGTCTGGCGAGGCTTTGTGGACGTGACGGGCGAGTTGTCGAACCAGCATCGCCAGTTCGTCCACCTCTCCGGCGGCGGTGAGTGCGGCGCGGGCCTCGCCACCGTTAGCAAGTTCAGCCAAGCTGCGAATAAGGTATGCGCATGTTTCTTCTGCCGTTCTGCCTTGCCTGTTGGCGTTGATCATATTGGCAGTGTGGAATGCTTCCATGAGGCCGCGCCTATAATCCGCAAACGCTTCCCGCTCCCCCATCGCCCCATTTGCGGCTACTTGATCGACAGACTGTTCCGCGACGGCGCAGATCAGCTCCTTGCTCGTATCCCGCAAGCTCTTTTCCGCTGCCAAGCGTCGCTGCCGCTCCCACACTGCGGCGTCGTTCCATGTAGCGAACCCTTCAGGTCCCTTATGCTCGGCAACGAGCTTGCGGATGAACGCCACAGCGTCAATGCAATCATCAAAGTCAGGATCACTGGAGGACAGACGATTGATGATGCGGTCGGCTTCTGCGTTTCCTGTGTCAGACATCGCCCCATTTGCGGCGTCCTCACCGACAGGCTTCTCGCTCTTCGTGCTTGATGTAGTGGCGTTCATGGGGTCAATTCCAAAATTGGCATGCGTTCGAATAGTTCCATCTGGTCGGCTCCGAACGCTTCGCAGCTTTCCGAGCAACCGCCGTCTATGTCTTCGTCTTCGGGCAGTACCCGAAAGCCTTCGGCAGAGAAACGCGCGGCGAATATCTGGTCCGTCGAGCGGGCAAGTCGGAAAAAGACTCTAGGTTCGCCAGTCGCGCCAGCGCCCGTGTTCGGATGTTCAAGTTCCATGCGCCGCGGGAAGTCGTATATCTCCGGGCACTCGTCGATGTTCGCGAAGTGCTTGCGATCAGATTTCTTCCAGCACCATGTGCAGTTACCCAAGCGCTCGGGGATCACGAGATTGAATGGCTGATCGGACCACCAGTCGTTCACATCCTGTTTGTCGACCGGATCCCAATGCGCGAGCGGATAGACGATCCTGTCTTGCTCCGCGCGCGCGCTGATGCGCTTCGCTTCGTCGGCGCGTATCCCGAGCGCCAGGTGATAGTCCTGCGGTCCCCATCCGATGGAGCGCGCGTAAGCCAAGATCGGCTTTTTCTTCAGTTCGCGCGTGCAATGCGGGAAATTCCTGTTTGGGATGCCGTACTTCCGGATCACGCTCTCAAAAGGCTCGCCTTGTCGTGATGCCGTTTCGAGCGTGACTACTCGGGCTCGGGTTCCAGTTCCCAAAGCCGCACCAACTTCCGCCTCTACCCAGACGACGTTCAGCCCGAACGCCTTGTCGCATTGATCGACAAACTGAAGCGTGTTCTCATGCTCCTGGCCGGTGTTGGCGAACACGAACAGCAAGTCGTACTTGTCCGCGTAGTTGGCCTTCAGGAGCTTCGACATGTAGGCCGACGTGCGGCCTCCGGAGAAGCTGACTAGCAGGCGAGGCTTGGTCATTGTCCGTTCCCCGTCACCGCCTCGTCTGCTTGCTCGGCGGCGCGCGGAATAGATGCGCCGGACAGTGCTGAGCGCATGTAGTCAACGAATTCCTGCATAGCCTCTTTGGTTTCAGACGCTTTGCAGTTGCGGTATCCGGCAACCAACCCGATGGCTTTGCTTATCACCCACCGACGGTCTTGCGGCAGAACGTCGTCGATAGACTGGCTGCGATCAGTGATGAAAACCACATGGCTTTCAGCTTGCGGAGCGTCTGCTTGCTCGGTATCACTGCACGATTGCGCGGGAGCGGCGGCGCGCAGGTAGACTGGAACGTCCCAATCCTCATCCGCACAGGCTACCGAATACAGCAGCGCAGATCCGCGCTCGCTTATCGAATCGATCTGTGATTGCTTTGCGTAGCCAATTGGCGCGTCAGCCTCGCTTTCAAGCACGTCTTGCGCGGTGAAGATCGAGGCGTAACGCTGCGCCTCCTGATGGTCGTAGAACAGCGCAATCGGTGGCTCTGAGTTGTGACGGCGCGTCACATACCATTGCCCTGGCGCAGATGGCTCGACGACCAGTTTGGCGGGCTGCACACAACCGATGCGTGCGCATCCGTCGCTCACGGAATTGCTCGGCTGATCGGAAGGCGCTGATACTGGCGCGGGAGCGGATGGCGCGGGATGGGCGTAGAGCGGCGTCGAAATGGCGCCTTTCGATACCCAATGCTCCATAGCTGCGCGCCCGGACGTAAACCATCTAGTCGATTCACTTGGCACACTGAGCATCCACGCCACCACCTCACCACCCAATACGGATGCCGCTTTCCACCCCCACCAAGCGCCCGCCAAGTGACTAGCGCTAGCACCATCCCCATACCCATCCCCCTCGCGCATTACAACAAGGTCCTGCGGCGTGCATTTGTTGAGCGGCCACTGTTGTTTCAGATGGGCTAGGTAGGCGGCTTCGAATTCGGCTCGTGTGTCGGTCATGGTTGTCCTTTATCGCTTGTCGCAATGATCTTGATGACGCGCTCGCAAGTCGCCACATCGAACCAGCCAACGTGGCACGCGCCGACAGCAATATCGAGTTGTGATGCCAGCCACGAATAGGCTTCCGAGCGCGTCATGCGTCGCGATTCCCACAGTGGATTGAATGCAGCCTTCGCGCGCTTCCTAGCGTCTCGCGTCGGCTCGTCGGCCAGCGTGCCGAGCGGGATAGCCGTGAACGGATGCATGCCGACATACGCACAACAGCCTCGGCATAGGTATGCCCACGGCCATTCGCCATACTCGCGCCCGTAAATCTCGCTATTCTTTGCGATCTCTACTTTACCGGCGCAGTGCGGGCAAATTGTCGGCGCAGGCAATGCGTTCTTCACTCGGGCGATTGCCATTCGCGATGGGTTCCACGGCGTTTTCGGCCCGCTCACCTTATCGAAAGCGGATTGCATCCCGTTCATCTTCTCTCTCAATCGAGCCACTTGGCCCGCAAAAGTGGGGTTAGGGAATCACCGTCATCGTCACGCTTCCGTCGCCGCGCTCGGTGGTCAGCATCAACGGACTGCGCCGCACAGGCTTGATCTCTTGCCATGCCCGCATGAATTCCTCGGGCGGATCGAAGTCTTTTTCGAGCATGGCTGATGTGCAGCGCAGGTCATCGTCTTCCTCGGTCGGGATCGAGAACGACGCGAGAAATGCGATCTTGTTGGCCTGGCAAATCTCGAAGATCTGCGCCATCAGCGGATGGATCTGCTCGTCGTAAATCTGTTCTTTGTTCATTTTTTTCCTCTCATTGGCGCCCGTACCCGCCAGCCAGGGGAGATTCGCGCCCGAAGGCTTCATCCGGCGGCTGGCGGGAGGGCGTGGGGTTACGCGGCCTGTTGGCGCAATACCTTTTCGTTCTCGGCGACGAGCGCGGCAAACTGCATCAGGTCGATTTCAAGCTGCTCGATGAACGATTCGTCGCGCTCGACGCGTTGATAGAACAAATGCTTGCCGACGCATTCCAGATCGGGTGCGTACATTACGAAGTCCGCCCACTTGCGCCCGCTGATCCAGAGTCCGCCCATTATTTGGTGGATGTAGTCCTCAAAATCTCGATCCCGCCACATGGAGATGATCTTTTCCGCGCTGGCGAGGCTCTTAATTTCGATGATCCCGTCATCGCCAACGTAGCCGTCAGACGAGTAACCGAACATGCGATCGTCGGTCAGGACGATTCCAGATTCCGTAGCAAGGTTGCCGGTGCGTGACTCATACTCAAGCCGCGCCATCGGCTCACGATCCGTCCCTTGGCGCATCTGCCACGTCACGAACTGCTCGTCGCATGGCTTGCCCGTCACGCGCTCCATGGCGACTTGCGAGGCGTACAGGATGGCCTTGTTCGATGGTTTGCCGCTCTTGAGTTTGTCCACCGCATCCTTGAACTTCGATGCCGTGATAACTCCGCAGCGGGCCGCCTTCCATTGATCCTCGCCCTGCTGGCACTCAACCCAAATAGTCATTGCGCTTGCTCCTTTGCCATCTGGCGCTGAAAATCGGCCTGCAACTCGTCGTCGGCTCCGGGCTCGCGCTTGGATGCCTTAACCTCGGTAGCCTGCACGTCAACGGTTTTTCCGTCTGCCGGCGGCTTCCTCAGTTCGGTGCCACGCGCCGCCACGACTTCCTTGAACGTGTTGTAGGCTTGCATGTCCTTGGTCGGCTTGATAACCGCTAGGCCGTCCGTCCAAATCTTCCCGAGCGCGGCCTCGGATGCCGCCGTTTTTGCCTTCGAGCACCAAGCCGACAGGACTTCTGCGGGGCATCCGGCGACCGCTGCCGTCTGCTGACGAATCGACTCAAGCCCTTCGTCGCCTTCCGTGTTGAGGAAGTGGATCGCCTTGTCGAGTCGGTCGGTCTTCGGCCACGTTTTATAGGCGCGCTTGATGACGGTCTTCTTCGTCATCTCGCCGGGGTCGGTCACCCACGGGCATGATTTCTTCTTTTCGAGGTATGCCTTCCATGCGCTTGACCGATTGCGAATATCGTTCACCTCGTCGATTGTCATGGTGCAGGTCAGGTAGTCGCCATCGTGGGTCTTGGCAACTACGTACACGCCGACGACTTCGCCGCGATTCTTGGCAAATGGCGCGCGTTCGTGGGTCGGAGGCTTGTCGAATCCGTTCAGGCGAAAATCGTCGGATTCCTTCACAAGCTCAGCCTGCCCCCACATGATCGAGCCCGACGCAATAGCTAGGTCAAGCAGACCGATGTATGACAGGTCAAGGCAAATCTTCCGATCACGCGGCACCAAATAGGCTTGCTTCTTGGCCGGGTTTAGGCTGATGCCGATTGCCGAAACGTTTGTGACCGCATCGATGACGGACTGCTTGTTGCTCATTGCGATGCCGAGCGCGTATTCGTTATTCCCAAGAATTTGAATAGCGAACCCGGCCTCACGCTCGAAATTGATCGACCGGTCGACAGCTACAGCCTCGAAGCTAGGGCGGATGCCGTAAATCTCTTGCGAGATAGTTTGTAGGGCGTTGCTCACGCTGCTTGCTCCTCTCTTCGAATTTGGATGGCCTCTTCGATTCCCTGCCAGTTGTCGACGCCGGCCTCCTCAAGGCATGACAGCCAGGAGTCGCGTTCAAGCAACCGCTCGTACTCGGCTTTTGGGATCGTCACCGTTTCGACCGGCTGCGGAGCCGGGGTGTTGGCGATATGCTGTCGCCCTGCTTCGGCTTCCGCCGCCTGTTCCGCCGCAATGCGATCCCGCTCGGCAAAAATCCGATCCGCCTCCGCTTGTGCGATGCGAGCGGCTTCGGCCTCGGCGGCTTCTTTTGCCTCACGCTCTTTGCGCTCCTGTTCGGCTCGGGCCGCATCGATAGCGGCCTGCTGACGGGCTAGTTCGGCACGTACCGTGGCGAGTCTTTGCTCGTCTGCTTCCCGCTGGGCGCGCAACTTTGCTTCTTCTGCTTCCCGCTGCCGACGCAATTCGGCTTCGTGGGCCTCGCGCTGGGCGCGTTGGCGAGCTTCTTCCGCCTCGCGCGCTTCACGGTCCTTGCGTTCCTGTTCGGCCCGTGCCTCAGCCGCCACGCGCTCACGCTCGGCTGCCTCTGCCCGTTCACGTTCCAACTGGGCACGTTCCGCGGCGAGTCGAGCCTGTTCGACTTCATGCGCTGCCTGTGCGGATTGCATTTCTCGAAGGCGAGCCACTGCGGCATTGCGCGCCATAATCGCTTCGCCGGTAGACCCCTCGAATTCCTCCAAAGCGATGACCGTCTCGGACAAGTGATCGGCGCACGCTCCAATCTGCTGCGCTGACTTGCCGACCATCTCAGCAGGCGCGTTGCGGAAGACGTCGATTCGCGAACGGATGGCGGCGATATGGGCTTGCTCGGCGGCGAGCTTTGCGGCTTTCTCGGCGGCTTCGGCCTCGTCCCAACCATCACGAAGTTCGAGCAGGCGCTTTTTCTCCGGCTCAACTAATCCAATCAGATATTTCTGACGCTCGATCACCGCCTTTTGAAGCGCGACGGCATCTTCACGCGCTGCCTCGCCAGTCTTCTTGGTGGCAACACATTCGTTTGCCAACTCCATCGCAGCGCCGTGAACTTGCTGCCGCCCAGCCTTGTTCTTGACTTCGGTAATGTCGGCGTATTTCTGCGCCAGCGCCTTCAATTCGTTCTCGCGCTCGGCGCCGCCCAGGGCAATGATTGCGCGCTCTTGGACGGTAAGCGCGACTTGCTGCGGCAGTTGCGCTTCGGCAACCGTCATTTCTTTGGAATCGCTCATGCGAACTCCCTTTGTCTTGGTGCGCCCTTGTATTGGGGCTTGGGTTCATAGGCCGGTGGCGCAATCACGTTTGCAAGCAGTAGCTTCCAGTTCGCGCTGGTATTTAGAAACGCGGGGCCATCCGGACCGTCGAAGCAATCGCGCGACGTCGTCATGACCGTGCAGAGGTCGATCACGTCACACGGCACGGCAATGGAAGTGCCCGAGTTGTAATAGCCAAGATGGGCGCGAACATTTCCCTCGGCATATCGACCGGCATTCGACGTGCGGAAGCAATAACCCCTGTCATCCGGCTTCCATAGAGTCACGTAGCGATCCTTGCGACGCGTGTGTTTCAGGCTGACGATGTAGAACTCGCTCACGTCGCACCTCTGTTTGACGCCATCTGCCAGCGCAAATTGACGTCATTTTCCTTATCGATCTGATTCGCCAACGCCAGGCATGCAAAGACGATCGCGCCCGTTACGATGGTCGCAATGATCTTGTGGCGCTTGGCGAGGGCGTCCAATTGGTCAAAGAATCTCACTTCCGCCTCCGTTCTGGCTCACCAGCGCCGACCACAAACCCGATAAACAGCGCCGCAATGACGGCCCAGATCAGGATTCCTGCAATGAGTGGGTGCATGTCAGACCCCCGCTAAATTCAGTGCGACGCGAGCAACTTCAGCGTGCTTTTTCTTGACGCAATAATTAGCGTGCTCAACGATAGCCAAATCCCAAGATTTACGCGCGGCTATCTCGACGAGCGCGCGATTCAAAATCGCAACCACCTTGCCTTCAAGCGCCGTGCGGAACTCTTCGGATTCCCAGCGTCCGCTGTACCAAACGCGCACTTCTGTTCCATCGATCGGATGAGGATGAGGATCGCCGCCGCACGCCGGGTTGTTCTGTCCCATACGCCATTTGTCGGTGGTCCCGAGCACAATCGAACAATAGTCGTTGACGTTCCAATAGTTCGTCAGTTTCATGTTGCCGACGATGAGGCCGCATGGATGGCTTCTAAACGCGGAACCTTCCCAACTGCCGCGCACCTTTGCGGAGCGAGCTTCGGCAAGAATTCGGCAGAAACGATGCGGACTGAAAAGCTTCGTTGATTCCATCTCAACCCTCCTTCTCTTCGGTGCGCCCTTCGGCGGCGGCAAGGGCGGCGCTACAAAACGTGAGATCGTCCAACGTCATGTTGAGCGAATCGAACTTGCATTTGCGAAGCGCTGCGAGAAGCAAGGGAGCCGCGGCAAAGAGCGTCGCCCATTCCCTGCCATGCGCCGCCGTCGAGCAGTCCGCAATGAGCCACCCTGCCGAGTCTTCGATCGTCCGCTTCGTGCGCACGAACCAACCGACAGCTTCAAGCTCGACCGCTTCGAGCTCGGGCGGCGTGTGCTTGGTGTCGCTCACCGCACACCTCTCAGAAACGCCGATCGCACCACATTGCGGTTGCCGAAGAACGATTCGCGAAAGCGTTCCAGTTCGAGCATCTGGGCATCGCGAAGCGCACGATCTGCGTCGCGGTTCAACTTCTCCAACTTGCGGCGGGCGGCGATGCGCTCTTCGCAAATTTCTTGCAGCATATCGCGTGCGCGCTGTTGATCATTGCGGAACCAGAATTTACGAAAGAAGCGTTTCATCTCACCCTCCAATCAGCATTAGATAAAGCCGTCCACCATCGGCAACGATCATCGCCACCATTGCAGCTACGGCTCCAAGACTTACCCCGGCAACAATCGAATGCACTCGCTCGATTTGCCGGTATTCGAATTCTTCGATTAGGTTCATGAGGACTCCTAACTTAAGTGCAAGGCTACTCGCTGCGTCCATGTTTCCCCGAGTTGTTCCGCCTACGGCCAGCAACGTACTAGCGGCTCGGGTAATTGTGGCATCCGCTTTCGCCCTGGCGGGTGACGACCAAAGGCGCTCTATTTCAGGGCATCCCGCCCGCTACCGAAGGCCGTCACTCGTCAGGGCGCCACAGATAAAGCGCTGTGGCCCGCTCTCCAAAGTGCGCCAAGGCGTGGCGTGCGCATCTACTGCGTCTACAGTGCTGTCACCCTGGCTAGGGTCCGCGCTCTCACGGAAGCCGCACCACTCCTTGCGCCCACTACAGGCCCGGTAGGTGTCACGTCGAGTTCGGTCAAACTTGATGCTGTGCGAGCTGAGCGCGAACCAAGTCGATCAACTGCTGCGCCGTCTTGACCTGAATCATGTTGTCATCCGCGACCCCGATCTTGAATTCGTCCTCGGCGATCATGACGATTTCGACCTGATCGAGCGAATCCATCCCATACTTCGCGCCCATGTCGGCCGACAGATCGACTTCATCCGGGCCAATACAGAATTGATCGGCGATGATTTGCTTCACGCGGTTTTCGATGTTGTCCATGTCATCCTCATCTAAACATTTCCTCAACCCACCGCCGATCGCGTTCGTCTTCGCGTTGTTCGCGTCGCCCGTCCTCGGTCAGAGGCTCGTCATCCGGCGCATCGCGAAGTAGCCAATCATCATGGCTGGGGTGCTTGTCGACGTAGCGCATATCATTGCAGCGTGATCTGGCGGTAATCCACACTTCCGCAGTAGTGACTCACGCCGTCGAGCATCTGGTAGCTGTCGTAATGCGTGCTGCCAACGTAGATCGTGTGCTCGACGCGATTGCGGCTCTTTTCGACAAGGCCCACAGGAGGCGCGCCGAGAAACTTGGGTTCGATGGTCATTCCGACCTCCATGCTTGAGAAGTGACCCATGCAAGCTCGGCGCGATGGATCAAGAATTCGTCGCGCGGCTCACTGAGCTTGACTAACAAAGCATTACCTTTGTCCGTTTTGACGCCCTCAAAGAGCACCTCGACCGGCGCTGCATTGTCGGCGTCTTGGATCAAATCGAGACTGATTTTCATTTAGGACTCCTTAATGCTTGACGGTCGATTGAATAGGTCCGGCTTACCCTCGTACCGGGACGCGCTCATCATTGGCGCCGGGTGGACCGTACTTTCCAGCCTGTCAGCGCGTATCGCTATCACACCGGCGCCACGTCATAGCCGCGCTTCGCAAGGGACGTGGACCTTTGCGTTGCGCCGCCCTATCTACCGGGCGCTTAGGGATTTAATGCAAGCACTCAGGTGTAGCGACTGACCGCCCGGATTCGAACCGGGATCGGAAAACGCTCGGCAGCGGGGTCCACCGAATGTCAACCGAGGAAGGCCCAACCTTCCCTAGCCAATCGCTACGCCTGAGTACTGCTTCCTCAAACCCATCCGGCTACACCCTTTTTATCGGCTCCGGCTTGGGTTCGGGTTGTTACTCAATCAGCAATCCGTTCTATAGCCACTCTGGCGGCCAGGCGGATCACTGATAGGCGCTGATCTTCTCCGGGGTAGCGCGTTGGCCCCGCCATTACTGGTATGCCTTCTGGTGTGGTGTTGAATGTCGTCAGGGCTGGTCGCTCAGGCCGAAGGGGGTCTACCCTTTCTGCGTTACGTCCCATGACCACCTAGGCGGCCAGCACTGACTAACACTCATCACCACGTTGTTAAAGAGCTTGCCCTACCAGGACGCGCCATGCGCCTGTGTTCCTCTGCTGCTGTGCTATTCGCACTAGCAAACCTATCGGCGGGCTTGCTGCTACGAACAACCTTTGTTCGGTGCTGGGCGACATTCGGGACGCCCAGCACTTGGGTATGGGTTCGGTTTCGGCGGCATCCCAACGTGCGTATCGAGATGCCGCACCAGTTAGCCGTAATCCATCTTTGCCAGCCGGCTTGGCGCTCGTTGCGCGCTGGGCGTGCCCTGGTTAAGCTGCCAATGTCGAAGTACGCACACAACGATCAGCGGCAGCAGGAATAGGATCAGCATGATTCCCCTTGTCACCGCGGTGAGCTGCGGCGGTTTCGATGTTTAGCAGCCGCCGCGCTCATCGCGAACACCCTCGGAAATCAAAGCCGCCGCCATCCTGCGGCGCTCTATCTGCGTGACTTGCCTATCTGTGCGGGACTGGATTAGGTCGGATGCGGCTTGGGACATTTGGTGCTCCTGGGTGGTTAGGCGAGCCACTTATCGGCCAGCGCCATCAATTTCTTCGGCTCCCAAATCGACCAGCTGCGAAGATGCTCGCGCAAGTCTTTCAAGGCGACGTTCATCGCTTCGGCTTTTGCTGCCAGCAACTCGGGGCGCGCGAGGATCAGCGCGAGACGGTCTTTGGCGATTGCCTTGTCCGACTTGTGCTGAACCGCAGCCACCTTGCGAGCGGCGTTCGCTACCTTCGCTTGCTCGCGCTTGTAGGCGTCGATATGAGAATCGATGTTCCCGCGCTTCGCCAGGGGTACATTCAGAATCCCGTGGTCAAGTGCTTGGCTCATCTCGTTCTCCGTGGGTGTGTGGTGCCGATGGAGACCATATTACTACATGGTAAAGCGTTGTCAATACCGTTTGGTAATTTTTTTGCACGAAGAAAAGCCCGCGCTCGGCGGGCTTGGTTGGCGCGGCTCTTGGGGCTCTAGAGGATGCTATCGGTCCAGACGGCGCGGCCGACGATCATGGTCCGATCATCCGGCGGAAGAATCTTGTCAGGGAACTGCGTCTTATCAGGGTTATCGCTACGGAGAATCCAAACGATCCCGTTGGCGAGCGGATGGTAGTCCTGCACCAAGCGCTTAAGAACCAGGCCGCCGTCAGGCAGGCAAACCGCAAAAATTCGCCCGTCAGTTGGGCTCCTCTCCGCTGTATTGATAAGCACGACTCGGCCGTCTTGAATCCGCGGGTGCATGCTGCCGCCGGACGCGTAGATGATGCGCGCCGCGTGTTCCGGCACCCCGTATTCCTTCAAAAACGATTTCTTGAATGCGAGGCCACCCTTTATGACGACGTGATCGTCAAACCGGCCGTGGCCGCAGGCCGCTGCTATGTCGAGCTGAGGCACGAGTGCGAACTCTTCTTCCGAGGGTTGAGGTAGATCTTCTGTAGGGAAAAGATTACCCCTAAATGCCTCTTTTCCTGCCTCGGTTAAACGTTTGGCATCTCCTCTATTCGACACATCGGACGTAATCGAATTGTGGTAGGCGTCGGCGTAGAACGGGGAGCCGATAGGCTCGTCCAGGCTGCCGCTAATGAGGTGCGCCTTCTCCTCTATCGATCTTGCCTTGAGTCCCCCGAACGACTTGTCCTTAAGTAGCCCCGAAAGCTCGCCCTGGTTGATCTTGATGCGGTCGACAAAATTCCGCTGGACGCCATCGAAGTAGGCGTCGATCAACTCTGATAGTCGCGCCCGGCGTCGATCCGACTCCTGCTTTCGTATGTCTCGTATGTCTTTGGTGGTAGCCATGACCGCTATTGTCCATTACCTAAAGGTAAATCACCAAAAGGTGTTGACTTGTGATTACCATCTAGTAATATGTGGGCATGGACAAGCTTATCACCTACCTGAACAGCCTCGACAAGACCCAGCGCACAGACTTCGCGATGCGTTGCGGTACGTCGGAGGGATACATGCGCAAGGCGAGAAGCGCCGGCCAGAAATTTCGCTGCGAGCTTTGCGTGCGAATCGAGAACGAATCGAGCGGCGAGGTGAGGCGCCAAGACCTTCGCGACGATTGGGCGCAGGTGTGGCCCGAGTTGGCTTCTGGTGGCGGCAACGCTCGCAAGACCAAGCAAGCGCGGAAGTCGGATTGATCGCATAGCGGTTTTTGTTGTTGAGGTATCGGAGACGGAAGTCTCCCTTTTTTCGCCGCAGTGCAGCACTACAAACGGCTACAAAAAATTAGGGAACGTTTGGTATGCCCCAAGAAGCCTTGTTCTATGAAACGGTTAATGACGCGCTGGACGCCGTTGTAAAGGCGTGCGGTGGCGCGAAGGTAGTGGGCTGCAAGCTTTGGCCGGAGAAGACCCCTGATGCCGCTCACCGTCTGCTGTTGGCGTGCCTCAATGAGGATCGCGTCGAGAAGCTCGGCCCGGAGCATGTGCTGATGCTGCTGCGCATGGGTCGCGAACGCGGTACGCATGCGGCAATGAATTTCCTCTCGCGCGAATCCGGTTATGCCGATCCGACTCCGATTGAGCCGGAAGACGAAAAGGCACGGCTACAGCGCGAGTTCATCGAGGCGCAGAAATCCATGCAAAAACTTGCGGACCGCATGGAGCGCGTCGGATTGATTCGGAGCGCCGCATGAACGCACTCACTCTGAACTCCGAGCAAACCATGTCGAGTCTGGATCTGCTCAACCTGGTGAATGCCGCTCGCACACAAGCCGATGAAACGCAGGTTCGCCGCAACGATTTCCACGCGCGCTGCCGTGATGAGCTCGATGGGGAGCACTACGAAACCTTCGTAGTGGATAACGGCAACGCCACGCAATCTCAGGCTATGCGCCTTACACGCGATCAATGCATGTACGTGCTGATGCGCGAGTCAAAAGTCGTTCGCCGCGCTGTGAACGAAAAACTGAAGGAGATGAGTGAGCCTCAAAAACTCGCAATAAACCTCGACGACCCCGCGTTTCTGCGCACGACACTCCTCCAGTACACGGAGAAGGTGATCGAGCTTCAGACTACGATCGCCGAACAAGCGCCGGCCGTTGAATTCGCTCACGCCGTTCGCAACACCGAGGATGCGATCAGCATCGGCGATATGGCTCGGCTGCTCGGCACGGGCCAGAACCGGCTCTTTCGCCGCCTGCGTGACGACCACATTCTGATGCCCGCTTGCACGCGCCCGTATCAGCATTTCATTGACCGCGGCTATTTCCGCGTTATCGAGAACGTCTGGTTCGACGCTGCGAAAGAGGCTCATCCGACATTCAAGACGCTCGTAACCGGGCGCGGTCAGGTCTATCTGCAACGTAAATACGCTACCGAGGTGGCAGCATGACCCCGCTCGAAAACACATCCGCCCTCGCCTCTATCGGCCTGCAAGCCATCGAAGCGCAGAAGGCTCGCAAGGTATGGATCGAGGCGAAGGCGCGGAATGTAGCGCTGCTGCGCACGTGGTCAAGCGAGAACGGCGAAAGCTATATCGGTGAACCGCACGGCGAACCCGATCAGGATATTGACGAAGCGTTCTACGACCGCCGTATGGCCGCCAAGGAGAGCGTCAAACAGGCTCGCAAGCTCCGGTCGATGATCGGGCGGTATCTGGCGAAGGAGGCCGCATGAAACCCTGCGCATACGTCTGCATCGCTATCTGGGCGCTAATGGTGACTGTGTGGCTTGCTGGTGTCGCCGAGTGGGTGCTCAAGTGATCCGCCTCTCCAAATCCGAATCACGCATCGCCAAAACGATCGCCGCGGTGAAGTTGCCGCCCGACGTTTTCCCGATAGCCGATCCCGACCTCGCGAAGCTCTCGGAGCTACTGCACCGCATGACCGTGTGCAAGGAAGACACGCCGGCAACGCGGATGGCAGGGGAGGCGATTCGGGTGCTGCGGGGGTATGTGGTGAAGGTTGGAAGACAGAACGAGGGGAAGTGATGGCTTACGGGTTTGTGTACATCCTTGGTAATCGGGCCATGCCTGGCATCTATAAGGTCGGCTACACCGATCGCAGCCCGTCACTTCGCTGCGAAGAATTGAGTCGCAGTACCGGAGTTCCAGCCGATTTCGACCTGATTTGCTATGCCGAGTACAGGGATGCCCGTGACATGGAGCAGGAATTCCACGGATATCTCGCTGACGTTCGCTTTTCTCAGGGCCGGGAGTTCTTCAAATGCGATTTGATGAGAATAACTGAGTTGGTCATGAATGAAGAGCTCGCTGATTCCCTGTGCGAGCACCAGATGAAAGCGTTCCTCTACGCCGAAAGCCCGAAGTTCCGCGAACGTATTCGCGTAACAGAACAGATGGCCCGCGATGTGGGGATCAATGTGGTTTCGGAATTGCGCTGACGCCAGGAGCGTAAATGGATTGGTTTCGCTGGTGGCACGGCACGCTTACCGACCCGAAGTTCAAGTCGATCGCGCGAAAGTCCGGACAGCCATTCACGGTCGTCATAACGATGTGGGTTGCCCTGCTTGAGTATGCAAGCAATGTGACGCATGGTGACGCACGCGTGACGCGAGGTGACGTCACAAACTTTGCGTGTGACGACTACGACGTTCTTCTTGAGGTTGAGGACGGTGTTTGTTCGAAGATTCTTGAGGCCTTTGCGGCCAAAGGAATGATCGTCGACAACTCGGTTACCCAATGGGATCGGCGCCAGTCGAAGCGCGACGACTCAAGCGCAGAGCGGACGAGGGCCTATAGAGAGCGAAAGAATAATGAGACGTTTGAATTAATTGGTGACGCAGATGTGACGCTCGGTGACGATGAGGAACGCGATGTGACGCCTAGAGGAGATGAGATTAGAGAAGAATCTAATTCCTCTACTGACGTAGAGGTTGCGCTCGGCGATGCCGAGGCGCGATCCAAAAATCGGATTCCGAACTGCCCGCATCAAAAACTGATCGAGTTGTATGCCGAGCATTTGCCGATGCTGCCCTACCCCGTGAGCTGGGAGGGGGAACGACAAGGCGCAATGCGGGCTAGATGGCGGTGGGTACTGACGGCCAAGAAGCGCGATGGCAGCCGGCACGCCACGGATGAGGCGAGTGCCGTCGCCTGGTTCGCCCGGTTCTTTACGTATGCCGCGAAAAGCGATTTTCTCACCGGCCGAAATGGCAAATGGGAAAACTGCGATTTGGGTTGGCTCGTGAAGGCTGAGAATTTCGTGAAGGTACTGCAAGGCAACTACGAGAACGGAAAAAATGAACGCCCCTGACCAATTCCTAGAAGACCGCGGCCTATCCGTCCCGCCGCATTCGCTCGAAGCCGAGCAAAGTGTTCTGGGTGCCCTACTCTTCGACAACGACGCCATGGACCGAATCACGGACCTGCGCGCCGAGCATTTCTACCGATACGACCATCGGATCGTCTTCGAATGCGTGGCCCGCTTGATCGTCTCTGGCCGCAATGCAGACGTGATTACGGTCCATGAGGCGCTGGGGGGCGCAGGGAAGGCCGAGCAAGTCGGCGGCTTGCCGTATCTCAACTCGCTCGTGCAGAACACGCCTGGCAGCAAGGGCATCCGGCGCTGGGCGGAAATCGTCATTAGCCGGGCAAAGTTTCGCGGGTTGATCTGTGCGGCCGACGAAATATCGGAGATGGCGTATCACCCCGATGGTCGCGAGGTCGAAGAGGTCATTGCGACCGCTCAGTCGAAGCTTGAGCCGCTGGCCGACGAAGTTGCACGTGAGCCGGCCTTAATCGGGACGTACCTCACGTCCATCATCGAGCGCATTGATAGCGAGTTCCATGGCGGGAAGGATCGCGCAAAGGTGATCTCTACCGGCCTAATCGATCTCGATGCTCGGCTTGGGGGGGGGATGCGGGGCGGTCAACTGATTATCGCAGCGGGTCGGCCGGCGATGGGTAAGAGCGCCCTGGCCCTTGGTGTTGCCGAGAGCGTCGCTGACATGGGAATGCCCTCGATGTTCTTTACGCAGGAAATGACGGCGCAGGAACTGACGGCCCGCTCACTCGCGCGGAAGTCAGGATTGACGCTCGATAAGATTTTGGATGGATCGAAATTCGGTAAAGCGAATGGCGATTCAGATTGGCCGATGCTCACGCATGGCGTCCAGGTGCTCTCCGAGATGATGCTGCTGATCGATGAGACGGCAGGTATCTCGCTCCCGGAAATTCAGGCCCGCGCCCGAGCGGCAAAGCGCAAGTACGGCCAACTCGGCTTGATTGTTGTCGACTACCTGGGCTTGATGGCAGCGACGCAGGGAGCCAACCGGACGGAGCAAGTCGGGGCGAATAGCCGCGGCCTAAAGACGCTCGCCAAGCAGCTTGACGTTCCGGTTCTTCTGCTGGCCCAGCTTAACCGCAAGCTCGAAGAGCGAAATAACAAACGTCCGATGCTCTCCGATCTTCGCGACTCAGGAGAGATCGAGCAGGACGCGGACGTTGTGCTGTTCCTGTATCGCGATGAGGTCTACAACCCGGATTCGCCGGATCGCGGCACAGCCGAGATCAATGTTGCAAAACAGCGTAACGGACCGACCGGCGTTGTTCGCGCTGTCTACGTTGGCGAACGGACCATGTTTTCGGACCTCGCGCCCGGATATATTCCGGAGCCTCGCAAGGCACCGGAAAAAGCGCGACGCGGGTTTGAGTAAACAGGAGATAGACATGGGGATGGATGCGGGGATGGATGTTAAACGGGTGCTTAGTAGTCCTAATGACTATGAGACGTTCATCAAGTCGAAGCAGTTCGCCGATGTGCCTACCGGGTTCGATTGTGATATCCCGGTCGGGCCACTGTTCGACTTCCAGGCCGCTTGCGTGAAGTGGGCGCTCAAGCGCGGCCGCGCGGCGCTGTTCGAAGATACCGGACTCGGCAAGACCATTCAGGAAGCTACCTGGGCGCAGAAGGTTTGCGACCGCACGGGCGGCAACGTGATCATCGCCGCGCCGCTGTGCGTGGCCCAGCAGACGGTCGAGGAAGCCGCCAAATTCGGCATCACGATCAGGTATTGCCGCGATCAGTCCGAAGTCGAGCTCGGCATCACGATCACGAATTACGAAATGCTCGAACACTTCGACCTGGAATCGTTCGTCGGCGTGGTGCTGGACGAGTCGGGAATCATCAAGTCGCACAACGGCAAGACGCGCCAGTTCATCACGGACGCTTTCCGGTTCACGCCGTACAAGCTGTCGTGCACGGCAACGCCGAGTCCTAACGACTGGATGGAACTCGGCACCCAGGCGGAATTTCTCGGCGTCATGACCTCGGTCGAAATGCTGTCAACGTTCTTTACGCATGACGGTGGTGATACCGGCAAGTGGCGCCTGAAGGGTCACGGTAAGGTCAAGTTTTGGGAATGGATGGCGACGTGGGCGATCTGCATCCGCAGTCCGGCCGACCTCGGATTCGATGGTTCGCGCTACGTCCTGCCGCCGCTTACCATGGTTGAGCACGTTGTCGAGAGCGGCGAATTGCTCGAAGGGCATCTGTTTCCGGTTGTGGCTCAAAGCCTGACTGAGCGCCGGCAAGCCAAGAAGGCCAGCATCGATTCACGCCTTGAACTGGCCGCGCGCCTGGCGAATGAACACCAGGGCCCGGTCATTGTGTGGTGCCACCTGAACGAAGAATCCGAGCGCCTCGCGAAAATGATCGACGGCGCGGTCGAAGTGACCGGCTCCATGTCGATCGAGGAAAAGACGCGAAACATCATGGCCTTCACGCATGGCGAGAAGCGCGCGCTGGTTTCGAAAGCTTCTATTTGCGGCGCCGGCATGAACTGGCAGTTCTGCAACGTCCAGATTTTCGCCGGCATGAACGACTCGTACGAACAGTTCTATCAGGCTGTCCGCCGATGCTATCGGTTCGGACAGAAACGCACCGTGACGGCTCATATCATCACCGCCGACACCGAAGGTGCCGTGAAAGACAACATCGCCCGCAAGCAGACTCAGAGCGACACGATGGCCGGCGAAATGGTCACGTACATGCGCGACCTGACCCAAAAACAGATTCAGGGCGCGACGAGCGGCACCGAAGCCTACCGGCCGGCCGTTCCTCTCGCGATCCCGCAATGGATTTTCCAGAATGTGGAGCGCGTATGACCAACGTCATTAATCAGGAAATCGCCGAGCGGTTCAGTCTTTATAACGCTGATTGCGTCGAGCTCGCGCGCTCACTGCCCGATGCATCGATCGACTTTTCCGTGTACAGCCCGCCTTTCGAATCCCTGTTCGTGTTCAGCAACTCCGAGCGCGACATGGGCAACAACGCATCAAGCGCCGACTTCTGGACGCATTACCGGTTCCTGATTGCGGAGCATATCCGCATCATGAAGCCCGGCCGGCTCATTGCGATTCACTGCATGAATCTTCCGACGTCCAAGACGCGCGACGGCTATATCGGCCTGAAAGACTTCCGCGGCGAGATCATCCGCGCGCACCAGGACGCCGGCTTTATCTACCACTCGGAAGTGTGTATCTGGAAAGACCCGGTAGTCGCGATGCAGCGCACGAAGGCGCTCGGGCTGCTCTACAAGCAACTGCGCAAGGATAGCGCCATGAGCCGCCAGGGCATCGCCGACTATCTGGTCATCATGCGCAAGCCTGGCGACAACCCGGAGCCAGTCACGCATACGCATGAAAGCCTGCCGGTCGATCTGTGGCAGCGCTACGCCTCGCCCGTCTGGATGGATATCAACCAGTCCAAGACGCTGCAATACATGAGCGCGCGGGAGAGTGACGACGAGCGCCACATATCACCCCTGCAGCTTGAGGTGATCGAGCGGGCTATCGACCTGTGGACGAACCCGAACGATTTGGTCTACACGCCATTTCTTGGCATCGGCAGCGAGGCGTATGTCGCATTAAAGATGGGCCGGCGCGGCATCGGCTCCGAACTTAAGCCATCGTATTTCAAGCTGGCTGTCGAGAACTGCAAGAGCGCCGTGGCCGACAACCAAGCCGATCTATTCGGGGCCGCTGCATGAGCCCCCTTGAATCCCTCTTCGCCCTACACGTGCGAGCTGCGAAATTACCGGAGCCGGTGCGCGAGTTTCGTTTCGCACCGCCGCGTCGGTTCCGTTTCGACTTCGCTTGGCCCGATTCGACCAACAAGGTAGCGGTCGAAATTGATGGTGGAACGTGGATGCAGCGAGGTCGACACACAACCGGATCGGGGTACGAGAACGACTGCGAAAAGCTAAATCTCGCATCGCTCGCGGGCTGGCGCGTCTTTCGATTCACTGGCGGCATGGTGAAAAGCGGCGCCGCTATTGCAACCGTTATCGAGGCTTTGAAGGAATCAGCATGAAGACGAAACCCCAAACGCTGCGCGATGAAATCGTTGCCCTCCTTTCGCAGCACAGCGCGCCGCTAACGTCCGCTGAAATCGCGCACCGCATGGGCAAGTCCTATGCGTCCGTGCGGCGAGCGATCGCGGCAGCGCGCAAAGGAAAGAACAAGTTGTTCTATATCGCCGACTACGACGAAGTTGCGGGGGACGGCTATAAGCGCCCGGCAATGTATGCCGTTGGTCGCCGCCCGGATATGCCATATCCGCATCTCGGAATGGCGCAAAAGTACAAGCGTCATTGGCAAGCAACGAAGCAAAAACGAGCGTTGCGCGAACTCGCGGGCAACCCCTTCGGCTCTTTGATAGCACAGGTGGCGAAATGAGCATTGCTGCGGAAGTATGCATGTACCTATCGCTGCATGGCGAAGGAACAAGGCGCGGGATGAGCGATGCGCTGACGAGAAACGAAGGATCAGTTGAGACGGCGACTCGAAAGTTGCTCGAGCTAGGATTCATCCGAGAAGTGAGGCGCATCCCTTCTCCGCATGGAAAGCCGATGATCGTTTTCGCGCTCGGCGATCGGGCGTTCAGTCAAGACGAGTTTTCATGCCAAGAAGGCATTCGCCGCGGTCGTCCGACGAAGGACGTGCAATCTACTTCGGGATCGTATTCGTTCGATGCACTCAATCAGGCAATGAGTTATTTTTTTGGCCGGGAGGCGGCGTGATGGGTCGAATTTATATCAGTGGTCCGATGTCGGGAATTCCGCGGCTCAACTTCCCGATGTTCAACCGCACAGCAGTCCGTTTGCGGAACATGCGCTGGAAAGTCATCAACCCGGTAGAAATCAACCCAAACGAAACGGCCGACTGGCTTGAATGCATCGCGGTGGATATTCGGGCCATGGAAGGTTGTACCGCGATCTGCATGCTGCCGGGCTGGGAAACATCGTTTGGCGCTCGAATTGAGCATCTGGTGGCGCAGAAACTCGGACTCGAAATCTTCGAGTTGGCTGAATTGGTTGCGGAGGCTGCATGAGCGAACTACCCCGAATCATCGCCCTTGTGGGTAACGCTGGCGCCGGCAAATCGACGGTTGCCGACTACCTTATGCGCGAGCACGGCTATGTGCTCATCAAGTTCGCTGGCCCTCTGAAGGCCATGCTTCGCGCGATCGGACTGGACGACGAGGAAATCGAGGGATCGCGCAAAGAGCAACCGTGCGACCTGCTCTGCGGGAAAACGCCGCGGCACGCGATGGTCACGCTCGGGACTGAATGGGGCCGCGATCTGATTGGCGTCGACTTCTGGACTGGACTGTGGATGGAGGAAGCGGCGGCACACCTGAATTCCGGTCATGTGGTCGTGGTCGATGACTGCCGCTTTGAAAATGAGATGCACGCTGTCCAAAAAATGGGGGGCGTTCTCTGGCACATCTATCGTCCAGCGCACTTGGGTTCTTCGATTCCGGGTCATCGATCTGAGGGCGCATTGTCGGATCACTACGACGACATGCGCACGATTCTCAATGGTGGCTCCATAGCGGAATTGCTCATGAGGGCCCATGCCGCATTGATCGATGAGGCTAGCATGTCCGAACATGCCGCACGCGAGGGCGATGCTAGGTTGATACAAGAATCGAATGCGGAGGGTGAAAGCCAATGAGCGAAGCCGCCCTCTACCGCGAGTTCACCCTGAAAAACGGCGGCGTTTGGTCTGCGCTCGTCGCTTTCGTTCGAGCCAATGCGCCCAGCTTCGCCGACAAGGGCGAGCCGTTGCGCGTGATCGTCACCGCCGAAGAGCGCCAGCGCAACGCGCAGCAGAACCGATTCTATTGGGGCGCTGTGCTCAAAGCCATTTCTGAGCAAGCATGGGTCGAAGGTCGCCAGTTCGATAAGGACGCGTGGCACGAGTACTTCGCTCGCAAGTATGGCGTGCTCGACGAGCTGACCTTGCCTGATGGAGAAATCATCACGCGCCGAAAGTCGACGACACAGATGAGCGTGGGCGAGTTCTCGGAATTCCTGAATGCCGTGCAGGCGTATGCCGGCGAAACGTTGGGGGTCACATTCGAATGAGTGCAATCCACATTTCCTTTGCTGGCCCGACCCGCCACATTACCGACGCCAAAGGCAAGCGCTGGACATTCGAGATGCACAGCTACTGCGGCCCGATTGTGCTGAACAAGCATGGCGATCCGATGGAGCGCCAACCAGGCGAGCGCTCCCCGTTCTGGCACGCCGTTACGCGTTGGGCGCAAGGTGGACATCGGCTTGACGAAGCCAATGAGTGCGTTTGGGAAGAAGCGCCGAAGCCGACCCTCGAACACATCGCCGGCAAACATTATCGGGTGACGGGATGGGAATGACTCAAACGCTCAAGCCCAAAAAGTGCCGAGTCTGCGAGCGCACTTTCACGCCGCATCGAAGCATGGCGATCGTTTGCTCTGTGCCCTGCTCGCTCGCATACGCGCGCAAGGTTGCTGATCAGAAGGCGACTCGCGCCAGGCGTGACGAGCGCAAATCGCTTCGCGAGGCGCTAGAGAAGGCGAAGACGCGGGGCGCGCATCTGAAGGAGGCGCAGACCGCGGTGAATGCCTACGTGCGGCTCCGCGATGCCGATAAGCCATGCATCTCGTGCGACCGGCCGCCTACGTGGGGCGGTCAATGGCATGCGTCGCACTATAGGGCGGTCGGTTCGAATCCTGGCTGGCGCTTCAATCTTTGGAATATTTCGAAATCTTGTTCCATATGCAACGCGTGGAAAAGCGGGAATCTCACTGAATATCGTCCGCGGCTCATTGCAAAGATAGGGCTAGAGCGCGTGGAGATGCTGGAGCGAGAGTCGCCCGTCCGAAAGTACGACATCGAATACCTGACACGTTTGAAAAGGATTTTTCGTGAGAAAGCTCGTCGAATCAAAAAACTGCAAGATCGAGGGTTGCGATCGGCTCGCGATGTACAGCGCCCAGCAAGTCTGCCAGAAACACTACTTCCGGTTCATGAGGAATGGGACCTACCATCTTTTGCCGAAGCCGCAGAGGACGATGAGGCGTCAGGATTCTAGGGGCTACTGGCAACTGTACATGCCGGATCATCCATTGGCGGATAGTACTGGTCAGGTATGGGAGCACCGCAAGATTGTCTATGACCGGATCGGCGATGTGGTGCCGCCATGCGAACTGTGCGGCAAGCCTTTGACGTGGACGATCGCCCATATCGATCACATCGACGAAGATCCGTCGAACAACGACCCGAAGAATTTGAGACCGCTTTGCAGTACCTGCAATACGCACCGAAGCATGCACTTGCCGCTATATCTTCACAAAGGGCATCGCGGCATCACCTTCGACGGAGAGACGAAGACGGCCAATGAATGGGCGCGCGATCCTCGCGTCTCGATTGCGGGTCATGTTATCGCGCAGAGGAAAAATCGTGGCATGTCTGACTACGATGCCCTATTCACCCCGAAGATGACCCATAACGGGAAGCGGCCGCCTCCGCCGCCCAAGCCAAAGTACTCCCGATCGAACGCAGTCGCGCTGACGATCAATGGCGTGACGAAAACGGCTATGGAGTGGTCGCGCGAGCCAGGTTGCACCGTCACCGATGGAGCAATTCGTATGCGCTTCAGGCTTGGATGGGATCACGATCGCGCCGTATTTGCGCCCGCAAAACCTGGTGGCGACCAAGGCATCGTGAGCCGGGACGCACTCGGCCGAATCGAGAGCGCCGAGGTTCGGCGGATGAAGAGGGAGGCGGCTTGAATGAGTTGGAACTTTTCGCTGGCGTTGGAGGCGGAATACTCGCCGGAAGACTTCTCGGACATCGAACGGTCTGTGCTGTCGAAAGCAATCCCTATCGCATCCGACGACTCATGCAGCGACAAAATGAAGGGCACCTTCCACCGTTCCCCATTTGGAACGATGTTCGCACCTTCGACGGATTCCCATGGCGCGGCATTGTTGATTGCGTATCTGGAGGCTTTCCCTGCCAAGCCTATTCCAGTGCGGCTCGAGGAAAAAACGTTGCAGACGATCTCTGGCCGGAAATGCGACGGATCGTGGCAGATGTCGCTCCCCGGTACGTACGCGCCGAGAACACCCAGCGACGCGCGATCGACCGGGCCGCAGACGACCTTGAGGCGATGGGTTACGCGGTCAGATGCATCGCTCTTTCAGCGGCAGACGTGGGTGCTGACCACATTCGGGAGCGCTACTGGCTTCTTGCATACGCCGACAGCGACCGCGAACTACGCCGCGGCGTCGATGCAAAAGTGGCCCACCTGTCGAGAGTACGTCCGCGTGTTTGGGAAGCCAACCCCGACGAATCACGAGTGGCTGATGGGCTTCCCGGCAGGATGGACCGACTTGAGGCCACTGGAGACGCGCAGGTTCCAATCGTGGCTGCAACAGCATTCGCCCTGCTTTCGAGCGAATAACCAACCCCCAATCAACCATCTAGAGGAGCGGGAAACATGAAACTAACGCGAATGGTGCTGTTCGATATTTTCCTAGCCGCGCTACTGTATCTATGGCAGGTAAAGGGTATTCACGGCGCCAAGACATTTCTCGAATGCTGGCTGTGGTTTTGCGCGGGGGCGCACATCGGTTCCGTGATGTTCGGGGAGGATCAAATCCCGGCGCCGGTCGTATGCCGCTTCTACGACTTTCTTAGTTCGATGGTCGTAGCGGGCGCGCTGCTGTACTTCGGGTTCGTAGCGCTTCCGATCACCTTGTTTATCGGTTGGGCGTTCTTTGCGGCTAAGAATTCACCGAAGGAACAATCATGCTGAACCAATGCGACGGATGCCAGGCCCGTATGCCGACCAAGCCATCCATTGCCGGATCGGAACTACATGTCGACGAGCACGGCCACGCATTCATGGCCTGCGAGCGCGATAAGTACGAGCTCGTGACGTGCCTATCTTGCGGCTCGACGCGCGAGCGGGATCAACAATGTTGCGGGCATTAGGAGCCAACATGATCGCCCTCGCCTTCTTCGCTGGCATCTTTCTGACCGCTGCCGTTGCCATCCTGATCGTACGTGGAGCGAAAGCGCCGCACGCAGATAAGATTGATTTGTTCGACTGCCGCGCTGGATTGCCGCCGTTTCTACGGGAGTCGCCAATAAAACCGACGGCGCTAGACGACGACCGCATGCGCAGCCTATCCGTAAAGACGCCTGTCACCGATTGGGACGTTGCGCGGGCGGCCGAGCAGGAGCCGCATCCACCGCTTTATATGTATGGCGTTACGGGAGAAGAGCGATGAAGGGCGTTACTCGCCTCACGCCTATTATCCCCGGCGAGATGCAGCCCGTCGTCTGGCTCGATGGCTCGATCAAGACCGGTTTTATCGGTGGTGGCCCTGCCGAGGGGCGCGGCTTTCCTCAGTGGGCACTCAAGATATTCGGAGGCGACAAGGCGCACTGGTTCACCGATGAGTATGCAGACACCCGCCGCTCTTTGTGTGGGCGCGCCTACGCGAGAGAGGCCGGTCTTTTCCTTCCCGGCAACTATCCGCGCTGCAAGGCGTGCGAAAGGGCGCTAGAAAAGCAGACGAAATACGGCGTTAAGAGCGAGTAATCAGTAGTCCTAAGTGTATAATATCTTTGCTGTTTTTATAGGGGTTCGCGATGATTCGAGAGAAGATTGCAACTGATGTTCGAAGCTCAAACCTCGCATGGAATGAGCGCGAGCAAAAGGCCATCGATCGCATTACGGCGCTTGGCATGTCGGACGCACTCGGGTCCGCCCTATTCCGGTTCAAGTACGCCCATGATCGACAGGCGGGCGAGCGCGCATTGCATCTGTTGGCGCACAAAGCGAGGTGTCAGATGGGCGGCGAACTCTCTTACGCGCGCAAGTTGGCAACGGCGTGCATCAAGGAATTCGCGTTCGACAACTGCGGCACATGCCACGGTACGGGCTATACGGACGAATCGAGCCACACAAGCCGATGCAATAAGTGCGGCGGAACCGGCGTCAAGCGTTACTCCGACACGGAGCGCGCATTAGCAGCGGGTCTGCCGGTGGAAGGATTCAGCAAGCATCAGCGCAACTTTGATCGCGTGATGGGATGTTTGACGGGATCGATCTCGGCGGCCGGCGGTCGTGTTCGTGAGCTTTTGCGGGAGACGGCGTGATGATGGGAACGCTCGGGGTTGATGTTGGATTTCCGATACAGATAGGACCAAGAATTGAGGTGGCGCACTAAGCCTTGTGAAAACCGCTTGCACACCACTAGATATGGTGTATGCTAATCCCCGGGTCGCCATAAATCGGTTGACCGCCGGAAACGGCACTAAGTTTTACACAGCGATGGTCTAACTCGCTCTGAAATTCCCCAAGCCCGCCAGGTTCGCGCCTCGCGGGTTTTTGCATTTCCAGGTGACCCCATGGCGTCCATTACCTTCCAATCGCGCGCGTTTGGCCGCGACCCCATGGATGCCTACGCCGAAAAGCAGGGCCGAGAGCAACGCAAGGCCAAAGAGCGCCAAGAGCTGCAGGAGACCCGCAGGCAGGACGTGCGCAACAGCCCCCTGCCCGAGTACCCCCGCCGATGGGAAGACGACTGGAGCGTCGCCAGACGGCGCGCCGAAGCCTTGTTCTCCGGCGGCGAAGACGAGCGCACCGCCCCGAGCGCAGCAAGGCAGGCTATCGAGGCGCTGTTCAAGTGAGCGAAGCCGAAACCGAGCAACTGCGCTTTTGGACGCAAGCCGCAATGGATCAGGCTGTCTACGCGGGCCACATCGTGCCGCCTTGGCGGCCGACCGAGGCGATGTACAACCTAATGGTTTCGTACTATCGCGCCGGCCTGACGCCACAAGAAGCAAGCGATGCGGCATTCGCGACGCGACACTAGGACATACCGGGAGCAGAGACCGGGCAAAGAGGGAAAGCGGGCAGCAGCCGGCAGACCGGGATGCTGTGAGGCCCACCAAACCGAAAACGAATGGGTGCGCAGCAGTACGCGCCGTCCGCCTCACGAAACGAGGCCCCCGATCCAATCGCTGAGACTGCCCTTGCGGGTCAAACGCGCCTTAAGGGCGTACGGGTTGCAACGATTGGATGGGGGTGAAGCGTAAGCCGCTCGTCCGCTGGCGCTTAAATGCGCGGGTTCGTGTCGATCCGGGATCGGCTCCGGACATCCTCAACGAGGAAAGCTCCGGTACGCAAGCCGGCAGCCGAGTGCGAAGCTCGGGCCTTCACGACAGCCGGCGACGCGTCGCAACCCTAATGGGCGGCTGTGGCGAGGGTGACAGCCACAATCGAAATCTTCACGCACGCGCAGGTGCCGCCCGCTAGATTGGGCCGCGTGCATAGCCGCATTGATGTGGCTCTATAGATTGTGCCGCCGCGATGACCGCGTTTGCCTTTAAGTGCTTGCGGTAGCGGACGCCCTCAATCCATTTTCATATTTACAGCCCTGCCAGCTAACGCTCGCGGGGCTTTTGCTTTTCCACGATACGGCTAGGGGGCACCCGAAGCCCGCGTAGCTCGCGCGGTGCCGTATCGACCAATTCGAGCGCCTTCTGAGCGAGGCAATATGGCTGAGATTTTCACCCGTAAGGGCGAGCGCATCCTGGTGGATGATGCTGATTTCGATGCGCTGAACGAATTCACGTGGTACGTGAAGCGATACCCGAACAAGATCATTTCGGATAAATTTTACGCTCAGCGCAATGGGCGCAGAGAAGACGGAACGCGCATAACGATCTTCATGCATCGGCAAATCACCGGAATGCCGAAAGGTTATGACGTTGATCATTGGGATCATGATGGTCTAAATAATCAGCGCGCTAATCTCCGGGTCGCCACTCGATCGCAGAATATGTGCAATTCACGATTGCCAGAACGAGACCTTCCCCGTGGCGTATGCTTTGATCCGCGCCGGAACAATTACATTGCTCAGATTTGGGTCGACGGCAAGCACATGCGGCTCGGGAGCTACAAAGACCCAGCCTTGGCGGCGCTCGCTTATGATGCGGCATCACGGAAATATCACGGGGTCTTCGGAGCAAGAAATACCCCTGACGCCTAGATCTCACCCCATCTCCTCCTCGGTCCTCACCGGATTCGCTGCTTCGGCGGCGCTTTTATATTGTCTTGTAGCTCAGCAGGTAGAGCGGGTGACTGTTAATCACCCGGTCGGAGGTTCGAACCCTCCCGAGACAGCCAGTTTCGCGCAGCGTTCTTAAACCGAATCGCTGGGCTGAAGAGTGAAATCTACTCGGCAAGCATCAAATTCGAGGCTGCGATGACCTACCAAACCGCTTTGGCCGTCGCTTACGCCGTGCTGTGCGCGGCTGTGGCGACTCGTATCTAGTCTCGCTCAATTGCCATCCGTCTTCATGCGCATGACTTCCGCAGCAGACGCCAGCTCTTCGAGCGCGAACTGCTCCGGGTAGGTGAGAAGCACATCGGTCTGTCTACCTTCAATATCGCGCGTGCCGGCGATCAGATAGCGCAAACGTCGTTCGCTGATGCCGATTCGGTTGGCGATCCACTGCTGAGACTTGTTGATACGCTTGACGAGGTTGCGCACCGTATCAGGGTGCGGAGCGTGCAGGCTGGCGTTTGGCGTGCTCATAGTTTGCGATAGATGATTGCTTCGGGGTACGAGTTGCGAAGGCAGCGCAAAGCGCTTTCAACGTCTCGCGGCTTGTTTGGGTCGACGGTGATGGTGCAAACCAGTTTGCCGTTGAGGAAGGCGCCGAAAGTGACCATGGCTGCGATCCGATTAATAGCCGAGCCAGTCACGAACAGCCTGGAGCGTCGGCTCGATCGTTTCGATTTCGCTGAAAGCAACACCATCCTTGCAGTAGACGGCTTCAGCGACGATCTTTCCGTCGCGGCCAATGTGGGCGGTGATGCTGTGCTTTGCGATGTAGGCGACGAGTTGGCCTGCGTTCATGATCTTCTCCGGGTTCGCCTTCCACGTTGCGTGGCGGCATGAGTAGGATTATAGGCACATTGTGCCGTATTGCAAGCGGTATTTACGGGGTTTATCTGCAATCTGTGCCGGATTGATTGAATCGGGATTGCCACATCTACGGAAACTCCCCCATGAATGAGGTATTGGCATGGCCCTGTGCGGAGCTAAAGGCCGCAATGGTCAACCATGTAAGCGCCACGCCTCGGTAGGAGCCAAGCGCTGCAAGTTGCACGGCGGCAATAACAAGCCAGCAAAGAAAGGCAACAAGTACGCCGCAAAGCCAGGCGGTCTCTATAGCGCCTACCTGACGCCCGAAGAGAAGCGCATTGCCGCCTCTCTCACGCTTGGCTCAGTCGACGAAGAGATTCGCCTTACCCGCATTCGGTTGATGCGCGCGCTACGGCTTGAAGATGAGCGCGCCGATACGGCTGAACTGGATAGCGAGGTCGAGCGCGATGGGGCCGAGAACGTAACAGCCAAGTACGAGCGCCACAACAAGGTCCGCGACTACGCCGGCCTGATTGATCGGCTGACGGCGCGCATTGCGATGTTGGAGAAGACGCGGGCCGAACTGAGCAAGGATGCGCCGCCTAATGACGCGCCAGTCACGAAGATCGAAATCGAGGTTGTGAGTGCAAGGAAGAACAGTCCGGTTTCAGATGACGGAGCCGCAGGCTGAGTTTTTCGGGTTGGATGCCAAGTTCCCCTTGTTCTGTGGCGGCTTCGGGGTCGGCAAAACGGAAACGCTCGCTAATTGCGCCGTTCGTGACGCCCTCGAATCGTCCGATGCGCTGATTGCCCTGTACGAGCCGACATACGACTTAGTGCGTCTGATCTTGGCGCCGCGAATGGAGGACAAGCTTTCGGCCCTCGGCATCCGGTACAAGTACAACAAGCAAGAGAACATCATCTACACGAGTTCGTCGCAATGCGGCGACTTCGTGATGCGCACGCTTGAGAATCCGGCCCGGATCATCGGTTACGAGTCGTATCGAGCACACGTCGACGAGATCGACACGCTGAAGAAAGTTCAAGCTACGCTGGCATGGCGAAAGGTCATCGCGCGTAACCGCCAGAAGCCGAAGGGAGTCGCGAAACCGTTCAATCGTGTATCGGCCTACACCACTCCAGAAGGGTTCTCCTTTGCCCATGAAACCTGGGTGAAGGAGCCGAAGCCCGGCTACGTGATGGTGCAGGCACCGACCATCTCGAATCCATTCCTGGCTGACGATTACGTTGAAACGCTGCGGGCGTCATACCCGCCCCAACTAATCGAGGCTTACCTGCTCGGTCGGTTTGTCAATCTGACGAGCGGCGCTGTATATCCCGATTTTGACCGCGAGCTCAATCACACGGATGCAGTGCTGGACGGCGGCGAGCCGATTCATGCCGGCGTCGACTTCAATGTGAATCACGTCGCCTGCCCGATCAACGTCATTAGGGGTGGTCTTCCGTTCGCGGTGGATGAGCTAGTTGATGTGCGAGATACGCCGACGCTAGCCAAGTTGCTGAAAGAGCGCTTTCCGGATCGCAGCATCACCGTATATCCCGACGCAAGCGGGCAGAACACGAGCAGCAAGAATGCCTCTGAGTCGGATTTATCGATCCTGAAACAGGCGGGTTTTGCTATCCGCGTGAATTCGACGAACCCAGCTATCAAAGATCGCGTCAACGCCGTCAACGCCGTGATTGAAAACGACAAGGGCGAGCGGCGATTCAAGGTCAACACACATCGTTGCCCGAAGTTGACTGAAGCGCTTGAGCAGCAGGCGTACGACAAGCACGGTATGCCGGACAAGTCGAGCGGAATTGATCACGTGATTGACGCCCAGGGCTATTTCATCGTGAAGAACTGGCCGATCGTCAAACGCACCGCAACCGTAACCGGCCTGCGCGCATAAGGAAGGTATGAACGACTGGCTGCGTGAGCCGGAAACCATCGGTTACGGCCTGATTGCCCTGCTGATCGCTGCAATGCTGGGGATTGGCATCCACCACGATAGGCAGCATCAGGCGTTTCTCAAGTCGCACGGATGCCAACTGCTGACCGATGCGCCCACGGATCGGCGGGTCTACTGCGGCAAAGCCTGCTTCCGGCCGGAAGAGGTCTACGTGTACGAATGCGCGGACGGTACGCGCACGGAGGTTCGCTGAGCATGACTATCAAAATCAAGTCCTCTCATAAGGGCAAATTGCACAAGGCGCTCGGCGTGCCAGCGGGTCAACCGATTCCGCTGAGTAAGGAAGAGAAAGCCGCGCGCTCGAAGAATCCGACGCTGCGCCGTGAGGCCCAATTCGCGATTAACGCTCGCAAGTTCAAACACAAGTAATCCACATGGCATCGACCGTCCGAGACCAAACCCCTGCAGTCGAAGTGATGTCGGAGGACTATCCGATCATCACCGCGCTACTCGGTGGCACGACGGCTATGCGCAAGGCTGGCGCGACGTATCTTCCGCAATGGCCGAATGAGGATGACGACGCGTACAAGAATCGCGTATCGACGGCTACTCTCTTCCCCGCTTTCGGTCGCACGTGCGAGGTTCTGACCGGCAAGCCGTTCTCGAAGCCGGTCACGTTCGATGATGATGTGCCTTCGCGCATCGTTGAGTGGAGCGAGAACATCGATCTGCAGGGGCATAACCTGCACGCGTTCGCTGCGGCAGTCTGTTTCCATGCGATTTCGTACGGCCTGTGCGGCATCCTGGTCGATTTCCCGACAGCAGAAGGTCTGCGCACGAAGGCCGACGAGGCTGCTGCTGGCGTTCGCCCATACTTCGTCCACATCCACGCACAGAGCATCCTGGGCTGGCGTACGGAACGTCAAAATGGCATTCAGACGCTAACGCAACTCCGGTTTCTCGAAGTCGTTGCGGTCCCGGATGGCGATTTCGGCGAGACCGAGATCGAGCAGGTGCGCGTACTCTATCCCGGAAGATGGCAAATCTGGCGCGAATCTGAGAAGGCCGATGTATCCGGCAAAAAGGAATGGATTCTGCACTCCGAGGGCGTGACATCGCTCCAGAAAATCCCGTTCGTGCCGGTTTACGGCAGACGCATCGGATTCATGCAGGGCGTGCCGCCTCTGGTCGAGTTGGCTCACATGAACATCGAGCACTGGCAGAGCAAGTCGGATCAGCAAACGATTTTGCACATTGCTCGCGTTCCGATCCTGTTCGCCAAACTGCTCGGTGACAATCCCATCACTGTCGGCGCATCAACCGCGGTGAAGGCCGAAGACAAAGATGCCGACATGAAATTCGTCGAGCACTCTGGCGAAGCAATCGAGGCCGGCTCGAAAGAGTTGATCGCATTGGAAGACCGGATGCGACAGGTCGGCGCCGAGTTGCTGGTGATCAAGCCGGGCAACCGCACAGTTGCGCAAACGGTTTCGGACAACGAAGCCGGCATGTGTTCGTTGCAGCGAATCATCCAGGACGAAGAAGACGCGATCGATCAGGCGCTTCAATTGATGGCTGAATGGGTCAAGGAACCCGAGGGCGGCCATATCCAAATTTTCAGCGATTTCGGCGTTGCATCGCTTGCTGAAGCCTCCCTTGAACTGCTGCGCGACATGAACGTCGATGGCACGTTCTCGGACGAATCGCTCTTTGCCGAAGCGCAACGCCGCGGTGTGATTGCCCCTGATCGCAAATGGGAAGACGAGAAAATCAGGATCAAGTCCAACATCGTCAAGTCCAACAACGGACAGGTTCAAATCAAGGACACGTAAATGACGATTACAACCCGCAGCGTTCCAGCCGCGATGTCGGTATATCTGGTCGGCCCGACTGGCGCCCAGGCCAAGCCTTTAGGATTCCAGCAATTTACAGCGACGCAACTTGCTGCTGCGCAAACCCTGACGGTTCCAGCCGGGGCAATCCTAGCCGTGATCCAGGCCGCGACAGGCGCGGTGGCGTGGCGCGATGACGGGGTTGCGCCTACAGCCTCCATTGGCATGACGATCGCCGCAGGCAATCAGTTGCAATACAACGGCGACTTGAGCGCAATTCAGCTGATTCTCGGCACCGCTGGGGCGATCGCTAATATCTCGTACTACGGCTGATAGCTGGAATCACCTTCTTTGAAGTCAAGGCCGCAGCCAACCGCTGTGGCTTTTTTATTGCCCTGTTTCCGGATGGATCGGGGTGTGCCGCGGCGGATGCCGCACTGAATCGGGCGGATGCCCAAGGAAATACGATGCCATTCAAATACGATGCTGACGGCCGAATTGTCGTTCAAGAAGTCAACGGCCAAAAATTGCCCGTGTTTGTTCATGCGGACGGGAAAGAGTCGCCATTTGATGGTGACGGCACGATCGGCACGATCACCCGCTTGAATGGAGAGGCTAAATCGCATCGAGAGGCGAAGGAAGCTGCCGAGACGCGCGTCAAACTGTTCGAGGGCATAGACGACGCCGAGGCGGCTCGAAAGGCGCTCGAAACGGTCAAAAACATCAAGGATGGCGACCTGATCCAAGCTGGCAAGGTCGAAGAGATCAAGGCGGCAGCCAAGCGTGCCGCCGAAGAGCAGGTCGAGGCCGCGAATAAGCAGTTTGTCGCTGAGCTAGCAAAGACCAAGACGGAGCGCGACGCACTCCAGAACCAACTTTACGACGAGAAGATCGGCGGTAGCTTCGATCGCTCGAAATTCATTGCCGACAAACTGGCAATCCCTGGTGATATCGCCAAGGCCGCATTCGGTCGCGCGTTCAAGATCGAAGACGGAAAGATGGTTGCATACGACGCGACCGGCAATAAGATTTTCTCCCGCACACGGATCGGCGAACTCGCCAACTTCGACGAAGCACTCGAAACGCTCGTCGAAAGTTATCCGCACCGTGATCAGATCATGAAGGGCTCCGGCGCCAGCGGCTCGGGCGCTAGTGGCGGCGCAGGTTCGGGCGGCAAGAAAGCCTATAGCCGCGCCGAATTCAACACGTTCGACCCGGCAAAACAAGCCCAGGTTGCCGCGGATGTCCGCGGTGGCAAGGCCACGCTCAACGACTGATCGATTTTCGCATGACCTACGGCCAGACCTTGGATGAGGAATGGCGTTCGGGCTGGATGGCCTACCTGTTTCGCTAATTCAATTCACCTCACCTATAGGGTTATCTCCTGTGAAAACGTCGCTCTTCTCCAAAGTCAAGTTGTACATTCGTGCCTATGCGCTGATCGCGCATGCGTACCTGTTCAACTTCATGGCCCGTCAAGGTCTCGTGCTCGGGGCCAACACGCTCACGGGCCTCGTGCCCACGATCTACGAAGCGCTTGATGTCGTCTCGCGCGAACTGATCGGCTTCATCCCCGCTGTGTCGCGCAACAGCTCCGGCGAACGCGCCGCGCTCAATCAGACCATCATGATCCCGATCGCGCCGGCTGCCTCGCTGGCCGACAACACGCCTGCCGTGACTGCTCCGAACACGGGCGACGAAACGGTCGGCAACGTGACGATGACGATCAGCAAGTCGAAGCACTATCCGATCCGTTGGAACGGTGAAGAGCAACGCGGTCTGATCAACGCCGGCAGCTACGGCGGCCTGCTGATGAACCAGTTTGCGCAGGCATTCCGAGCGCTGACGAACCAGATCGAAACCGATCTGTTCACGACGACCTACCAGAACGCCTCGCGTGCTTACGGTACGGCCGGCACGGCTCCGTTCGGTACGGCTGGCGACCTGTCGGACATCGCCCAGGTTCGCAAGATCCTCGACGACAACGGTGCGCCGCAAACCGATCTGCAATTGGTGCTCGGCTCGGCGGCGATGGCGAACATCCGCGGCAAGCAAAACGTACTGTTCAAGGTGAACGAATCCGGCACCGAGCAATTGCTCCGCCAGGGCATCATCGGCGAGTTGGAGGGTGCCATGCTGCACAACTCTAACGCCGTTCAGGCGGTTACGAAGGGTACGGGTGCGAGCTACACGACCGACACGGCCGGTTATGCCGTAGGCGCGACCGTTATCACTCTGATCACCGGCACGGGCACCGTGCTCGCTGGCGATACGGTCACGTTCGCAGGCGACACGAACAAGTACGTCGTGGTCGCGGGCGTATCGGCTCCTGGTGCGATCACCCTCGCCGCTCCCGGCCTGAAGGTCGCCATCGCCACGTCTGCCACGGCGATGACGATCGGCAACACGGCGACGCCGAATGTCATGTTCAGCAAGTCGGCCGTGCAGCTCATCACGCGCGCGCCGGCAATGCCGGTCGGTCCGGATGGGCAATCGATGGATATGGCCGACGACGTGATGCAGGTAACCGATCCGGTTACCGGCCTCGTGTTCGACGTGGCTGTGTATCGCCAATTCTTACAATTGGTTTACCACGTGCGTCTTGCGTGGGGCACGCAAGCCATCAAGCAAAACCACGTGGGTGCGTTGCTCGGCTGATGATGCGGGCGGCGCAGCACTGGCCGCCCTTTTCTTTTTGGAGCCTCTATGAATTGCCCGACAGTCCGTGTGGTCTCGCCGGTCTCCGACGACAACCCGCACGGCTACATCGTCATCAACGAATCCGACCTGACCGACGATCATGAAGTTTTTGTCGACGGTGACGCGCCAGCGATAGAACCCGCAGCAAAACGCAAGTACACGAAGAAAACGGACGCCTGACATGCTGACCGATGCCCAGTTGACCGACACCAGAAGGTTTATGGGTTATCAACTCGCCGGCACGACGATGACGATCACGAACGATCAGGATCTCGTCTACGGCCGGTTCGGGATGGTCATCATGTCGCTGCATGCGCGGCTAACTTCGCTGTCCGCAAGCGAGGAATCAGTCCTGATAACCACGTATTTGGCGAATTTGTACACGCTTGAGAATGCGATCCCTGCAGTGAGTGCGAACCTCGATACCGACCAAGCGGCAGTATGGAAACACAATGCGCGAGAGCAAGCTGACAGGGATCGTTTGTTCGATTCGTGGCGCCGTCGCATGTGCGCCTTCATCGGATTCGCGCCAGGACCCGGGCTCGGTAACGGCGGCATTGCGCTGATTCGGGGCTAACTTGACCGTCATCGCATATGACGGCCGCACACTTGCCGCCGACAAAATGGGCGACGCAGGCGGATTGCGACGCACGACGACGAAGATTCGCCGTTTCGATGGCGGACTGTTCGGCTCGTCTGGTTCGGCCTCGCGCGGTGCTGAGATGTTCGAATGGATTGTGGCTGGCGCGGATCCCGCGACCGTTCCCGCATATCAGTTGACGACCAATGATTACGAAGTCGTGATGATTGTTCGCAACGATGGAACGGTTTGGCAATACGCGTGCAGTCCGTACCCGATTAGGATCGAAGACCCATTCCACGCGATCGGCTCGGGCCGCGATTTCGCGATAGCTGCGATGTATCTCGGTCACGACGCTAGGACTGCGGTAGCGGTCGCGAGCCAATTCGATTCCGGTTGCGGGATGGGCATCGACACATTGGAGTTGTAATCGTGGATTCGGCAACCCTACAAGCGCGGATCTACAAGGGCTATGGGAAGGCGGCCATCCGCATCGGCCCGACCTACAGCCAGTACCGCTCCGCGTCCTCGGTCAATCCGATTCAGTCGGCCAATTTGCTCGGCACGCTGAACGCCAGCTTCAATATCAACGGCGCCTATACCGGTCAGACCAAGGCGAATCAGCTTTACTGGCAGATCATCGCTGACGGCTCGCAATTGCGCGTCGGCGATTATCTCGTCGGCCCCGCGACGTACTGTGTGCTGGCGCTCGATAGCATCTTGCCGCCGATCGGCCTGCGGTGTACACAGACGCTATCGTTCTCGCGCCCTGCGATCGATCAGGCGGCCGGATTGCAGCCCTATCCCCGTCCCGAGATCGACACGGCGTACGCCACGGGCATTCCTGGCGTGCTGAACGTCAAGAAGGAAACCGGGCGACCGGTGGCCGACCTACCCGGAGACAACGCCCTGCGAACGTTCTATAGTGCGTTTTTTTACCTGCCGGACGGAGTGGTCCAAGAACGGGATCAAGCGACGGACGAGAATGGCAATAATTACCAGGTCATCTCCGCGCAATTCGGTCTGTTCGGCTATGAAGCGCTCTTTGAACTAGTTGAGGCATAAATGGCGACACTATCGGATGCGCGCAATCTGCTCGCGAGCCTTGCGAGTGCCGCGCTCTATCCGAATGGAACCGGTCAGGCAAGCGCCGTTGGCGTGACCGTGACGGTGGTTCCTGGTTGGCCCATCCCGAAACAGTTGGACGACATCATTGCGGCTGGAAATGCGATGGTGAGCGTCTATCAACACGGGAACATGGGCAAGAACACGACCCGCTTTCTGGGGGATGACGACGCGCAGGCGACCATCCCTGCGCCGAATATCTCGCTGACGATCAGCGGGAATCGGGTAACGGTGGGCGGGACGATCAAAGCGGGTGAGGCCCCGACGCTGAAGGTCAATTACGAACCTTACAGCTACTCGATTCTGGCCTCCGACACTGTGAACTCGGTTGCGGCGGCTTTGGCTGCCCTGATTCCCGGCGCCACGGCCAGCGGAGCGACGATCACCCTTGCGAATGTGTTCGATGTCGAGGGTTCGATCTCGGTCCCTGTCACGGTGCAACAGGAAATCGGCCGACAGGCGCAGGTTTTCATGGTGACGGCGTGGAATCCGACACCTGATCTGCGCGATTCGGTGTGCGCGACGCTTGAATTGGCGCTGAAACAGCAGCCTCGCATCGTTATGCCCGATAACACCTGGGCGCGGCTGCTTTACCGCGGCACGATCGAGCAAGACACCCTGCAAAAGCAGCGCATTTACCGCCGAAACCTGCTCTACGAGATTGAATACGCCCTCACCCAGCCGGTGACGACGAACACAGTGACGAATTTCGGCGTGACGGTCACGCCGACGAACGGCATCGCACGAACCACGAACATTTGAGGCCCACATGGCAAAGACGCAATCCGATGCGGTCGAGCAGACCGTTCAAGCTCCGGCCGAGCTCGACTACTACCTTGTGGTGCGGCATGCATTCGAGGATTACCGCAAGGGCGATGCGATCCGCGACCCGAATGAAGTCGCGCGCGTGCTCGCCGGCAACCCGCATAACGTCCATAAGGTGGCGGCGTGAAGCCTGATCGTACCCGGGCTGCGGGCATGGCGCTGAAACTGGCCGTCGATCGGTTTGTCGGGCAAGAAGCGACGCCGCAAGTGTGCGTGCGCATCAAAAAGGCATTCATTCAGATCATGCGCGAGCAATTCGACATCGATTGGAGCCGAGACGCCTGGCAGATTCAAGTCTGGTTCGCTGACGGCAAGACGCCGAACGTGAAGATCCCGCCTGTGCTGCTGAACGTCTGACCCTCCCCTCTCTTCGCAGATAGGCCGCCTCCGGGCGGCTTTTTTCATTTCTAGGCCCGCCGAGCGCGGGCTTTTTGCTTTTTCGGAGCAAACATGCCCGTTTTCCAAGCCGGCCAAGTCAACGTCACGGCCCTTCAAGCGCCGGACCTCTACGTCATCATCCAGCCGCCTAGCGTGGCGTACATCAACGGCGTGGCGACCGATGGTTTGGGCCTCGTTGGCGTCGGCTCCTGGGGGCCGGTCAATGCTCCTATGATGGGGATCGGAAACAGCGCCCAAGCGCAGCAGATGGTCGGCCCGGTCACGTTCCGGCCGCACGACATCGCGACGGCTGTTGCGATCGGCGATCAGAACAGCGTCCAGAACTACGCCCTCGTCCGAGTCACGGACGGCACGGACACTGCGGCGAGCGTTAATCTCGTCGATGCGCAAGGTTCGCCCGTTACCGGCATGACGCTCACCGGTCTTTACACGGGTGTCGTCGGCAACGGCATCACAGCGTCGATCGTGGCCGGCACCGCGGCGAGCACCTATAAGCTCTCGATTCAGCGCGCCGGTTTCACGCCCGAAGTGTTCGACAACGTGGGGATGGGGGTAAGCGGCGGCGCAGTCACGGCCGGCACCGGCTACACCTCAGTCCCGAGCCTGAGCATTTCCGCTCCGCAAGGCGCGAACGGCGTTCAAGCGACGGGCTCGATAAGCCTCAAGGTGCTGTCGGCCACGGTTTCCGCTGCCGGTACGGGCTACGTGACGGGCGACACGATCACGCTGCCCAATGGCGTCATCCTGACGGTCACGGCGACCACTGGCGCAATCACGGCTCTCGCGGTAACGAATGCGGGCTCGCTGACTGCCGGCTCGACGCCGACGAATCCAGTTGCGCCGTCATCGACCTCGGGCGTTGGCACGGGCGGCACTGTCACGCTGACGTGGGGGCTGGGTACGTTCAAGGTCGTCAATCCCGGCTCGGGCTACACCTCGGCCACAGCAACGCTCACGGGCGGCGCTGGCACGGGCGGCTCGATTGCGCTGTCGGTCAGCGTATGGCTGAACCTCGTTAATGCCGTGAACAACGGGCAGACGGGTTTGCGTGGTCCTTCGCAGATCTGCATCGCGACGATCGGAACCTCGGTCAACGCACCCGACCTCACGAAAACCTACGCGCTGTCCGGTGGCACCGATGGCGCTGGGGGTGTTTCGGATACGACGCTCGTCGGTGCGGATGGTCTGACGCGTACCGGCATGTATGCCCTTCGCAAGTCTGGCGCGCAAGTGGGAAACCTGATCGACTGCCAAACGTCGACGACCTGGGCTGCGCAGCTCGCGTTCGGCCTGCAAGAGGGTATCTACTTCCACGGCGCGAACCCGCCTGGAACGAGCGTCACGAACAGCGCCGCGGCACTCGCGAGTGCCGGCGTGGATGGCTACGGCTTCGCGTGCCTGGTCGGTGATTGGTGCTACTGGCAAGACGTTGCGAACGGCGTCAATCGCATGGTGTCGCCCGCCACGTTCAGCTCGGCCAAGCAGGCCGCGACGAGCCCGGAGCAATCGATCCTCAATGCGCCGCTCGGTGGAATTATCGCCACGCAGCGCAGCATGCAGAACTCGCCGTACAGCGATTCGGAAATCGGTCTGGCTGCAACGTCGCGCCTGGAAGTCATCACGAACCCGGCGCCAGCTGGGGCGATCTTCGCGTGCCGTACGGGCCGCAACGCCAGCAGCAACAGCGCGACGAACGGCGATAACTACACGCGGATGACGAACTACATCGCGTTCACAATCGCGAGCGCATTCGGCTACGTCCCTGGCAAGGTTCAAACGATCAATCTGCGGCGCAACGTGAAGGGCTCGATGGATGCCTTCTTCGCGAACCTGCAAGCGAACAACATGATTGGCAACGTCAATGCGCCGACGAAACCGGCTTGGTCGGTGCAGATCGACGCGAACAACAATCCGATGAGCCAGGTAGCGCTCGGATACATGGTCGCGACGGTCGCGGTGACGTATCTGAGCATCGTCAGGTATTTTTTGGTCAACATCCAAGGCGGCCAAACCGTCACCGTCACGCCGCAGTAATCCATCGTCGTCCATTCGAGCCAGCCTTCGCGCTGGCTTTATCATTTTTGGAGTAAGCCATGCCGCAGAACGGTCTTTCGCTCGGGCGCGACTACAAGTTCGACATCTACACCGCGACGGGCTTGCTTGTGCTGCCGACGCTGTTGAACTTCAAGCGCAAGAAGATCAACCACAAACTCACGGTCAAGCCTCTCAACAGCTTGCCGATCCACCTGAATTTCCAAGAGGGCGGCTGGGAGGGATCGTTCGAAGTCTCGCGCTCGGACGGCACGCTCGACGCATATTTCGCCGCGATCGAAGCCGCGTATTACGCCGGCACGAATCAGCCGACTGGCGTGATTCAGGAAAGCATCGAGGAAACTGCGGGCTCGCCGAGCACGTATCAGTACCAGGGCGTCATCCTGTATTTCGAAGACGCAGGCGATACCGAAGCCGAGAAAAACGTCATCCAGCGCGTGTCGTTCGCCGCGTCCACCCGAGTCAAACTCTAAACCATGTCCGATCTGAACGTTATCGAAACGAGCGGCGATGCGCCGTCCGACGAACTTGTCATCAATGGCGATACCCTGCTCGTGCCTGTCGGCGATGGGCGTACGCTCACGCTGAACTACCCCGGCCCGCTTGCTCAGTACGACATGGTGCAGGCGATGGGCGCGGACGCCGCGAACAATACCAGGCTCGTCCATATGTATCTGCCGCTCATCTATTTGAGCGCGATCAACGACGAGAAGATTTCGCCGTGCTCGACGCTGCTGCAAATGCGGGCGCTCATCAACCGACTCGGCTTCAAGGGCTTGAACGCCCTTCAGCGCGGCATCAAGGCTTTCGACGAGCGCGACGAGAAGGAGTTGGCTGAACAGGCAAAAAAATAAGCCGGGACCCTGGCGTCAAGAAGGTGTTGACGTTGCTCGCCGCAGGGGTCCCGTGGGATGTCATCATGACTTTCTCGCCCACTGAGGTATTCGGATGGTGCGTAGCTGCTGGCGAGATGCGAGGCCGCAAGTGGTCGTGGTCCAACAATGATTGGGAAGAGGTTAAGCCGTGAAGACCTACCAGTCATTCGGCGCATTTGCGCGAGCGATGGAGCGAGCCGCGGCCGAGCTTGAAGGCGCCTATGCCACCGC